AAAGATTGATTGTGCCGGCTTGGATATTCACCAGCTAATTCAAGATATTAAGAACGAAGAGTGATTCTTGATTATGACAAGATAGTGATCGGTAGCTCGCTTGAAGCATTAATGTTTGCTTTTAACAATCAACTGCCGGTTTTCTTTTCGGAGGCTGAACGACCATTTCGGTTCGACTTTGTTGATCCGTCATTGGACTTATCTGATTTGAACTTGGAGAATGAGGAGAGAGTCTTAAAGTCAATAGCTGGAGAAATAAAAGTTGGACTACCCAAAGAAATACTATGGGAACGACTGATGTTCATTCTTTCCTATTTTGGTAAGGCCCCCCTTGCCGCACTTTGCCGGTCGATGCGCTACACCGGCTCTTCTATTATCTTCTCAGACGAATACTCCAAGATAGCTGAAGTTAATTTTAACCACTGCTATTACTTCGGTGACAAAAATTGTCACAAACTTTTAAATGAAAAGCCTATTGACAGGCGCACCTATATATGTTATGATTGGATAGCATTCAATCGAGGAGGGAAGCACGATGTTGACTTCATTAAAACTAAAGATGATTTCGTTGGGACCATATGGTTCTATTCTTCTGATAGAATTGATGGCAATAGTCCTGTTAAAGACGCTTGTGTGGTATCACGCTTGACGGCTGAACAGTTGACAGATTTCGATTACTCAGAAACCATGGCAAGATTCAAGATGATCCACGAGATGGAGAATCGAGGGATGAAAGGAAAATTTAATGGATACGGACCAAATGGAAAGCCCAAACACTATAAATTTAGAACAACACACATCGCGCGAGGAGCGCAAAAAGACAATGAGAAGATTGAATCGTCACAGAGCTATGTCGAGATTCCAAGATACACTGAACACAGTCTATACAAAAATCTATCATCGGCTAGTGTGGCCTACGATAGACTTTTGAGGGTTTTGTGAGCCAGAGAAGACACGTCGCCGGGATTATCCCCTTAGCCAACATGACTACAGAACACAACTTAGACTTGCCGTCTTGTATGCTGCCAGTTGATAAGGGGTTCACAGCTATTCAAAAGTCTGTTTTTGAATGTGCCATCGCCGGTTGCAAGACCATATGGATCGTGGCCAACCAAGATCTGGCTCCAATTATCCGCAAGTGTGTAGGGGACTGGGTACAAGATCCCGTTTATTATAATCGAACAAAAATTAAATTCTACAAAGAAGTACGGCGAGAGATACCTATTTATTACGTACCGATTAATTATCGTGACCACGACCGCCGTGATTCTTACGGGTGGTCAGTTCTACATGGAGTGAATTCAGCATGGTGGGTAGCAAACAAGATATCTAAATGGCTCGTCCCAGAGAAGTATTTTGTTTCGTTTCCCATGAGTGCACATGACATTTATTCATTGCGAGAATACAGAAGAGAGATTGCCAATCCAAAGGTTAATTTCTTTTTAACTTATAACGACAAGAACGTGAAAGGGCAATTACCTTTGTCGTTCACAATGACAGGAGAAGATTTTATACAATGTCGAAGAAAAATAAACCAACTAACAACGCGGGAGTTTTTACCACCATCCCCGGGAGAAAAGTACCCATCAAAACGCCTCCCTCTAGCGGAGAGGTGGTCCGCAAAAAACTTCAATTTCAATCAGGTTTTTAGCGAAGTAAGCGAAGTCGATTCCCACTCTGTTGAATTGGAGTGGGCCTATGACATGTCTACTTGGGAAGGCTATAGGGCATTCCTCGGTTCCGAGAAAGTTATAGAAAAACCATATAAGGGGTTGACAGGACCCCACAAACATGCTACATTAGTAGAGTAAATAAAACAGGAGGGTATTTTGGATAGAACCACATCCAAGATTAAATTTGTAGGCCTGCATGCGCATAGCGTGGCGGGTTCTATTTTCGACGCACTGGGGTATCCCCAAGCACACATGGATTACGCTTATGAGAATGGGGGTGACGCACTGGCACTGACCGATCATGGGAACATGAATGGGTTAGCGTATCAAGTCTTACATGCGCGTAAGATGCAAGAGGAGGGTAAGGAATTCAAGCCTATCTTTGGGTGTGAAGCATATTTCTTGCCGTCTCTCGATGAGTGGCGTGACGAGTACACTACCGTCATGGAAGATAAGAAGCGCGCCAGAAGCGCGAAGAAAGATGAACAGTCTGGGGCAACTGTTGAGAACGAGGGTGACAGCAAGCGGGTACAAGATCTATTGCGCCGGCGCCGCCACCTGATTCTTCTGGTTCAAAATCAGACCGGTCTCAACAATCTGTTCAAGCTCATCTCCGAGTCATACCAGCCGGAGAACTATTACCGATATCCGCGCATTGATTATGCGTTGCTTAAGAAGTATAACGAAGGCATCATCGCCGCGTCCGCTTGTCTTGGCGGTGTGTATGCGGGTAACTACTGGGAGAACCGCGACTCCGGAGAACCCGCAGTACTCGACGCAATGCGCGAGACGACCGAGAAGATGGTAGACATCTTTGGGGATCGTTGGTATGCAGAACTGCAATGGAATAACATCCCAGAACAACATGCGCTTAACCAGCACATTATTACTGTTGCCAAAGAATTTGGTGTCGGTATGATCTCTACAGCCGATAGCCACTACCCCAACCCCGACGCTTGGAAGGACCGTGAGCTTTACAAGCGCTTAGGCTGGCTTGGTAAGGGCGCCCCAGAGTGGGCTAAGGATAATGAACTTCCAGTCGATGTAGATGAGATTGGATACGAATTGTATCCCAAGAACGGCGACCAGATGTGGGAGAGCTACAAGAAGTACTCCGAGGGATATGATTATGATGATCAACTTGTTCTCGATTCAATCGAACAGACACATAAGATTGCCCATGAGCGCATCGACAGGTTCTTGCCTGACAATACTGTGCGCTTGCCATCGTTTGTGGTGCCGGCTGGATTTACAGACACCGAGGCTTTGATCAATCTTTCATTAGAAGGCTTGAGAGAGGCAGGGCTGCACGAAAATCAAGAGTATATGGATCGCCTCAACCATGAGTTGCATGTCATCGATGACCGAGGATTCAGCAAATACTTCCTGACAATGAAAGCAATCTCTGATGTGGCGAATAGTATGATGCTCGCAGGTCCCGGCCGAGGTTCAGCCGCCGGCTCACTGGTAGCGTACGCACTTGGCATCACACAGATAGATCCGATCAAATACAATCTACTGTTTTCTCGGTTCTTGCGTTCCGACGCCACCGACTATCCTGATATCGATTATGATGTATCAGACAGTATGATGTTGAAGGAGAAGCTGGTCGACATGTGGGGAGAAGATACAGTAGCTCCGATTTCCAACTGGAACACTCTGCAGCTTCGTTCGTTGATCAAGGATATCTCTAAGCTTTATGGCGTTCCCTTTACAGAAGCCAACACCGTCACTAGCGTTATGATGCGGGAAGCTACGCCGTTTGCCAAGCAGAAGCACGGCATCAAAGCCGGCGTATATGTGCCAACGTGGGAAGAAGTTATAGAATACTCTTCTTCGCTGCAGTTATACCTTGCTAAGTATCCTGCCGTCAAGTCTCACGTAGAGGGCTTAGTGGGTCAGGTACGTAGTTGTTCACGTCACGCTGGTGGAGTGGTGGTTGCTGAGAATCTTGACAACTACATGCCGCTGATTAACTCCGGCGGGGTACGACAAACACCATGGTCCGAGGGTCAGAACGTTCGGCACCTTGAGCCAATGGGCTTCATTAAGTTCGATTTGCTTGGGCTTTCAACACTTAAGATGATGGAGGGCTGCATTGAGCACATCCTGCGCCGTCATCACGGTGTCGAGAATCCGACGTTCAACGACGTAAAGAGGTACTATGACGAAACTATCCATCCTGATGTAGTTGATCTTGAAGACAAGAAAGTTTACAAGAACACCTTCCATAAAGGAAAGTGGGCCGGCATCTTCCAGTTCACTGAGACAGGTGCACAGAACTTCTGCAAGAGAGTGAAGCCGAACAATATCATTGATATCTCAGCCATCACATCCATCTATCGGCCCGGCCCACTGTCGGCCGATGTACATGAGGAGTATATTGAAGCAATGGGACACCCCCACCGCATCCAATACCTTTCAGATGATGATAGAGAGATCACCGAAGAAACATTCGGATTCCTAATCTTCCAAGAGCAGATCGCACTGTTAGCCCACAAGCTGGGCGACCTTACGCTTGACGAAGGAAACAAGCTTCGCAAAGTACTGACCAAGAAGGGTACTGGAAAAGGTGGCATCAAAACAAAACTTCGCATTAAGTTTGTGGAAGGTTGTGTGGGGAAGGGAATCGACAAGGACGCAGCAATTAGCCTGTGGAACAAGTTTGAATTCTTCTCGGGCTATGGCTTTAACAAGTCACATGCCGTTTCATACAGCATGATTTCTTATCAATGTGCTTGGCTCTGGACTTACTACCCAGCCGAATGGATGGCAGCATTCTTGGACAAAGAGCCAGAGACTCGTAAAGAGAAGGCTATTAATATTGCCAAGCAGTTTGGTTTTGAGATTGCAGCGTTGGACATCAATAAGTCTGGTACTGTGTGGGAAATTAGCGACGACGGGAAGACACTCATCCAACCCCTCACATCCATTAAGGGCTTGGGAATGTCGGCCATTGAGCAGATTCTAAACAATCGCCCGTTCACGAACGCCGAGGATCTTTTGTTCCGAGAAGAGGTAGTTTATAGCAAACTCAATAAGAAGGCGTTGGATGCCATGTGTCGCGCCGGCGCGCTGGATCACATTGTAGATGATCGGTTTACTGGTCGTAAACATTTTTGGTCTGCATGTATTGTAGACAGGCCCAAGAACCTTAAGCGCTTCGGCGATAACATCGAGACATTCAGGCCAGAGGGAGACTTTAGTGAGGAGGAGATCATCCAGTTTAAGTCAGATTTAACTGGCGTTTTCCCGCTTAACTTGGTGATCAAACAGGCCACAGTCGAACGTCTCAAGGAGAAGGGTGTTCCACCTATCTCTGAGTTTGACCCGGATCTTTTCTTGTGCTGGTTTATTCCTCGCAAGATCATACCAAAGAAGACGAAGAACGGTAAGCTTTACTGGATCGTAGAGGTCATCGATTCAAACAATCAGTCAACAAAGATTAGATGTTGGGGTATTAAACCCGAGAAGGATCGTATATACTTAAACCGACCATATATGGCACGTCTGAAATACGATGAACAGTGGGGATTCTCCACCTATGCCGTAGGAAAGTCGTTTAAACAACTGGGGTAAACAACATGAAAGTAATGAAATTCTTTAGTCCGCTCTTAAAAGAGAAAGAGCTAATTGATGACCTTCCGATGGTCATTAGAGTTAGAAAGTTTGATGAGAGTGCTGCGAACGAGTTCAGCACTAAAATGTCGAAGGCCCAGAATACGGGCCAGCCGATTGTCCCTATTATAATCGATAGTTACGGTGGCCAAGTGTATAGTTTGATGTCCATGATTTCTGACATCAAACACTCCAATATACCAGTGGCTACTATTGTACAGGGGAAAGCTATGTCATGCGGCGCCATCTTATTCAGCTTTGGTAGCGAAGGTCATCGTTATATGGATCCCGACGCTACATTAATGATTCACGATGTTAGCTCAATGGGGTGGGGGAAAGTTGAAGAGATCAAAGCCGATGCTGAAGAAGTCGACCGCCTCAATAAAAAGGTTTATCAGATGATGGCTGAGAATTGTGGCCATCATAAGAATTACTTCTTAGACGCTGTCCACGAGAAGGGTCATGCCGACTGGTTTCTTGACATTGATGAGGCCCGCCGGCACAATCTTGTTAACCATGCACACATCCCGGCATTAAAAATTACTGCCAGTGTTAAGTTTGACTTCAAGTAGGACATAGTTAGTACAGCGAGGTAATCGATGTGTCAGCTTCCCAGAAACTTAAATGGCGTAAGATCGTCAACCAATTGCGCTACATGCACGAAGAGTTGGGGATCGTACAACAAATTAGTGAAGAGATGGCGCCTGAATTTCAGGCACACTATGAAGATTTTTGTAAAAGACACAAAGTAGACATTGAAGAACTCAACAGAGGAAGCGCCGCCCATCGAGATAAAGCTTTCGCAGAACACGCTGAACATCTCCGCGAAACAAACAAAAGAAAGACATCAGATTACGCCGGCTCGACAGAGATAATATTATATGACGGCGAAGCCGGCTCAGAACAACCCGAGGTGGGGACAAAAGACTCCACCACCAGTGCAGATGAAAAAGAAATGCACGAGGTTTTTACTAAGCTATTTAAGAAATTGGCACAAAAGCTCCACCCAGATAAAGTAGCAACTGCAGATTTAACTGATGAAGAAAAGAAAGAATACGAGATTATGTTTACCAAAGCTAAGACAGCACTTGAAGAATCTCAATACTTTCTGTTGATAGATTATGCAGAGAAGCTCAAAGTGCCGTTACCAAAAAACTACCGGCAGCAGCTGAAGTGGATGAAAAGAGAGATAGATGTACTACAAAATCTCATCACAACACAAATGCAAAGCTACAACTACATGTTCGCCGAGCGAGATGACATCGTGGATAAGGATAACCTCGTCAAACAGTTTATTTTTCAGCTATTCGGCGAAAGAATTTTATAAAAAACTATTGACATTCGGCTTCAAGTTTGTTATTATAATAAAGAATAAAGGAGGGCTTAATGGCCAACACACATGAAGAGAAGAAGCGTTACGTGAAGGAATACATCCGTTCACTTAAAGCTATTGAAGAAGCTATGGAACCATACAAGGAGCAGAAGCGCGATCTGCGCCAAGAGTTCAAGGAGAACTCATGGCTCAGCGCAGACGAGATCCGGTCAGCGGTAAAGGCGTTTAGATTGTTTCAGGGAAAATATGATATTGATGAGATTGTAGATAACTTCAATACTTTTTCCGGCACTGACGCTAAGGAGGGTGAAGAGTAATGATCTTAGAATATCAAAAGACTCACGAAGATGTACACACTCCTGACCGAGCTAATCCCTCGGATGCTGGTTTGGACGTGTTCTATTCCCCGCAGTGGGGAGACATTCGTGAACCCGTTAGCGTCGTACCCGGCGACTCGGTTATCTTGCCGACGGGCCTTAAGTTTGGTGTGCCACATGGCTACATGCTGGAGGTAAAGAACCGTTCAGGCAATGCCGCTAAGAAAAGCCTACTTGTTGGTGCATGTGTAATCGACTCGGGCTACGAAGGCGAGGTCTTCATCAACCTACACAACGTGGGTCGAGAGCCACAGGACGTCCAGCCCGGCGATAAAATTGCACAGGTAGTTCTTCTCCCGGTTGTACATTTTAGGCCGCAAGAGACTGTGGGAAACCTATATGATTACCCAATGACCATTAGTAATCGAGGTGACGGTGCCCTCGGAAGCACCGATAACAATACAAATAACACAAACACAAAAGGAAAGTAAATGTTAAATGAAGTAAAAGACCAGCGCTATTATGTAGAAGCGCTAAACCACATCAACAAGCTGGGTTATAATGATCCCTCGGTTGATACTGACGACCGCCAGCGCAAGGTATGGCAAGAAATCGAAGAAGGGAACTACGAGATAGAGATTCTGGCTGGATACGATTGTGACAAATTGGGCGCCCGAACATCCCCACACTACAAGTTCTTCCAGACCCGAGCGAACAACGAGCAGGGAATCAAGGACTATTATCAAGAGTTCTATGTCCTCAAGAAGGCACCCCAACGCATTCTTATTGGGATGAGGATGTCCAATGGAGAAGTCTTTGTCTTTGTGGGCAACAAGCGTATTCGCGCCCACGAAAAGGCAATCAGCGAAGGCCTCACTTCACGCTGTGATGTTGTGTTGATTGGCACGCCGAGCATGAAGGACTCCCAGAAGCGCGCTGTAGCTCACCGGCTAGCTCGCATGGGGAACAAACAGCAGAACACGGTGCGCGATGAGGTGGCCATTATTGATTATCCATGCCAGCTTGAGACTGCGTATGAGTTAGAGTGTGAAGTGAATCCGCTCGCAATCAAGTGGGAACTCCCTCAAATTAAAGAATGGGCTAGCGAATGGCTCGTCAATGAGGTCTCACCAGACTTTGGCCACGAAAGTCAGAGTCGCTACAGGGGGCGCATTATCAATGCCGCATTCGCAGACCACCGAGGCGCCTCACTGCCGATGCCAGATGATGACCAAATTGAGAAGAATCTACAGAAGTACTGGCCCGATACAAACTGGACCGAACCCGAAGATGACCTGTTCAAGATTAGCTGCTCTACTCGACACGGCAAGATTCGCGAGAAGCTGATTGGACACTGGTATGCGAAGGGGCAATGGACGCCCGTTCGCAAGTTTGGCATCCTAGTATTGCGCGCCGGCAAAACTATTGATGCGACCGTGACGTCTACCGAGACTGTCAAACAATATCGACAGAGCGCAATCAAGCAATTGACTGCGTGGAACAACAACGTGAATGTTGTGGGTGCAGGAATGCCCCAACCAACTCATGTAATGTTTGTGAAACAGATGGACCGCGATGAGACCGAAGCCTACGAGTGGGATTTCATGAAGCGCGACTACAAGAAGGTGGGATAATGGATAAGGCAACACAAGATGCAATGTTCAGCTCTAAATCATTAGAGTGGGCAACACCCCAACACTTCTTCGACCAGTTGGAAGCAACGTTTGGAGAATTTACACTAGACCCCTGCACTAATGATTCGAATTATAAGGTTAAGAATAGGTTTACGGAAACAGAGGATGGCCTCAAGCAAGATTGGTCAGGAAATAAGGTGTTTATGAACCCTCCTTATGGCCGAGTGATCAAGCACTGGATTAAAAAGGCGTACGAAGAAGGCCAGAAGGAAGAAACCATGGTGGTTGCACTTATCCCAGCCCGCACTGACACACGGTACTGGCATGATTATGTCATGAAGGCTCACGCGATCTACTTTGTGAAAGGGAGGCTTAAGTTTGGCAACGGGGAAAACAGTGCCCCATTTCCGTCCGCCGTGATAGTATTTAAGAAGGAAAAGGCACAGCGAGACATGCCACAATTGGGAGTGATGCTTGTTAAATGAGTAGGAAGCACCGAAGAGACGTAGAGCGCAAGCGCCGCTCCGGCGATGCCGAACAAGCAATGGCCGATCAGGTCCAGTTGTTTGGGAAGCTTCCCGAGCAGTGTAGCGCTTGTCAGAAATCATTTGACAAGAAGGACCGAGATATGGTATTCTCTTGGAATGTGGTGGTAAAACAAGAGGCGGTTCGTCTCTTCTGCCCTGAATGCATTGAAACAACAAAGGAGGTATTAAAAAACCATGAGCAAGAAATTGAAAAAGTCACTGATCAGTAGGCTACTAACACCTATCCAGACACATGATGTCTGGGAAGTGCCGGACTCCGAGGATATTACCGAGGAGGTAACCAGCGTCCTAAAGACATTGGGCCTTGATACAGAAGAAGTCGAGCGAGCCTATACCGGTTCTGAAAAACAGGGAGACAAGAATGGCTGAAAGGTTGAGCAAGAAGGCCCTGCAAATACTTTTGTCAGGCAAAATAAAAGAGGAAGCCGCCCTTGCAGTCAAATTCTACAGCAACGGCTGCCACTATTGTCATTCATTGAAGGAACGATACGAGGAACTGTCTGAAGAATTTGATGACGAAGTGTACTTTTACGCCTTCAATGTCGAAGATTATCCCGAGATTGAGAACATCTTAAATTTCAGAGGAGTCCCGGCAATTTGTTTTATGAAGGTGGGTAGCAACCCACGCATTCGTCTGATGTCTGAGCCAGAGGAACCGAATGATGACACATGGTATGAAGTCTCAGATATTAGAAAATTCATCGAAGATCAAAGGAGAAAATCAAAATGAATATTAAACTTTATACGGCAGCACGTGCCACCTTACAGGCAAAAGCTGTTGAATCTTTGGCACTCATAGATGTGCTGCTCACCAACCCCACGATGGTTCCTGACCACACAAGTTTGGTTGATGAAATAACAAAGCACGCTAGACTGCTGGCTGAATACGAGGGCGCTATGCTCACCTTGGAGCAATACTTTGGAAAGAAACCAGCTCCCCCACAGCCAGCTCCCCCACCACCCCCACCACCTTCCGAAGAGGCTTCCCCCGTTACTGAAGAGCAACTGATGGAGCGTTCGGAATCGTACAGGAATTCACCCCCCGGCAAAAAGAGACGCGCCCCCACCAAGAAGCGGAGCACAAAGAAAGATGATTAAGAAAGGATTATCGTACGACGATGTGTTGTTGGTGCCCCAGTATTCAGAGATTGAGTCTCGGGCAGACATAAACATAGGTACACGCATGGGCAGCGGTCTTAACCTGACTTTACCCATTTTCGCATCGCCGATGGACACAGTATCGGAGTCTAGTATGGCTATAGCTATGCAACGCGCCGGCGGGGCCGCCATTATACATCGGTATAACTCTATTGAAGAACAAATGAGATTGGTCGGCATTACTAAAACAATGTGTAGTGACAAGTACTATCAAATTAATATAGGTGCTGCCCTCGGTGTCTCGGGAGATTATTTAGAGAGAGCACAGGCCCTGAGAGCACAGCACGTTAAGTTTATTTGTGTGGACGTAGCCCATGGCCACCACGTCTTAATGAAGAAAGCCCTATACGCCCTTCGAAAGGTGCTGGGCGAGCACTTCCATATCATGGCAGGCAACGTTGCCACCCTAGAAGGCATTAATGACCTTGCCGATTGGGGTGCCGACTCAGCCCGATGCAATATCGGTGGAGGTTCAATCTGCTCAACGCGCATTCAAACAGGCCATGGCCTTCCGGGCTTACAGACAATATTAGATTGTGCGCAGACCGATAGGGATATTAAGATTGTTGCTGATGGCGGCATCCGAACGAGTGGTGATATTGTGAAAGCTTTGGCCGCCGGAGCAGATGCAGTTATGTGTGGTTCACTTCTCGCCGGCACAGACGAGGCCCCCGGAGATACCTACCAAGACATCGATGGCGTACGCTGGAGGTCCTATCGAGGCATGGCAAGCAAAGAAGCTCAAATCAGTTGGCGCGGCCGCTATAACTCCCAAGAGGGCGTGGCTACTCGGATTCCCTATCGAGGTCCCGTAGGTGACATCCTGCGCGACTTAGAGACTGGAATCCGCTCCGGCTTTAGTTATTCGGGCGCCAAGGATCTTGATAGTCTCCATAGCCGCGCTAAGTTTATAAAACAGACTACATCAGGGTTATCAGAAAGTCATACCCATATAGTAGGAAGGAAGTGGTAATATGCCGGCCGAAGAATATGGAAAGATGACCAAACGCATAGTTTTCACTGAGAACGATCATCGCCACGCACAGCTTGTATTGAAGCTGAAATATCTTCGAATAACACAAGCAGCGTTCTTTAGGCATGTCGTCAGCGGTCTTATCAATGACGACCCTAGAATAGTCGAATACGCGAATGACGTCTCTTACAAATCAAAGGAGAAGAGAGCTAAATCCGAAAAACTCGAAAAAATCGGGTCTCAAAAAATTAGAGATTTTGGACTTTCGGAAGATGATGTAGATAACATCTTTGATTTAATTGAGCAGGAAGGTCCCGAGCTATGAGAAACTACGACGGATTACGAGAGTGCTCACGCATATGTATGCGAAATAAAACTAGCTGCGGCGAGTCGGATTGCAAATACTGGATAGATTTCCCAGATGACCGTAACTGTACTTTAGTGGCGATTTATGAACACGGACGGATGACATTAAGGGAAGTTGCGGAACGTTTAGGGATTTCTTTTGCAAGAGTAAAACAGATAGAATCCCAAGCACTAATTAAGATTAAGAAGCGCTGCCTCAATAAAGGCATAACTTTTTAAGGTATTTACCTAAATGCAACACTATTTACAGATGAGTTTTTATTAAAGGAGAAATATAATGGCTCGTAAGACACTTTTAAACGAAGCGGAGATTCGCCGCTTTATGAAACTGGCCAATATGGGACCCCTTGGCAATGAAAAAATGGAGGGCATGTACCCCGGAGCACGCGACGACGAGCTTGAGGCTACAGAAGATGAGCTTGGTGGTATGGACGCCATGGCTGATGAGGAAGGCGCTGAGATCGATGACCTTGAGGGAGACCTTGGGGCCGCAGATGACGAGCTATCCACTGACGACGCCATGGATGACATGGGTACCGGAGAAGGTATGATGATTTCCGTTGATGATTTCATGGCTGCTTTTGAAACGGCTATGGAAGAGGTTACAGGCGAAGAGGTCGACAGTACAGTTGATCTCAATGATGAAGGCGCATTAGATGACGCCGATCCCGAGGGCCTAGAGGGAGGTGATATTTCACTAGATGGCCCAGAGGCAGAGCCTGTACCAGACGTCGATCCCGGCGCAATGGAAGATGAGCTGGCCATGCAGGAGCAACTCGTGAACAAGGTAGCTGCCCGTGTGGCAAAGCGTCTTGTAAAAGAGAACCGTAAGACTGCTATGACTGATGAGCTTACTGAGCGAATCTTTAAAAGACTAACACAACGAAGCAAATAATTGTTGACATAAGTCTTGCGATCAGTTATAATATAACCACTGGGATCCCCCGGTGGTTATTTATTTAAAGGTAAAATAATGAACGAGCAATGGCTCCTACATATTTTAGTATTTATTTTCGGCTATGTTACCTGCCGCACCTTCTATTTTTTGGGTTCTGTCAGGACCAGTGCTAAAATAGTACAATTTGCACAAACTATCGGACTATTTATTATAGCCCGGGGCCTTGAGAACTTAGAATGGTCCCGCCAGTACCGGATTAATCTGATGAAAGAAAACGACGCATCTGAACACAATGTAAAAGCCTTTAAGCTTCATCACGATGAGGAAGTTCGCCTTTATAAATACAATTCGGTGCAAGGCATAATTGAATTAACAGGGGATTTCTTTTCACCTGTGACGCAGTTCTCCGATTGGAGAAGTGCAATGACACATATCGATTCTAATAAAGAAGAGTTATTTAAATTTTTACGGAGGGACTAAAATGATTAGAAAAATAAAAAAACTATTGGAAGAAATAGCAGAAGGTGGTGGCGCTGAGGGTATCAGCTTAGCTGATTTGGCGTCCGCTGCAGCCGATAGCGAGCCTGACATGCGAATTGTGGGACTGTTTAGCGAGGTGATAGATGAGAAGGTGGCAGAGATTGTTCACGCGATGTTGTATATGAACGAGCTTAACAAGGCCATTAAAGATCCCAAGAATAAAAGAGATATTGAATTCTATCTCTCGACGTACGGCGGCAATGCCGATGATATGTTTGCGCTGTATGACATGATGAAGGCCATCCAACAGACAACTGACATCAGCACTATTGGAATGGGTAAGGTCATGTCTGCCGGCGTGCTTATTTTAGCAGGGGGTACACAAGGCAAGCGAAAGATTGGTCGCAACTGCCGAGTAATGCTACACTCTGTAGTGGCCGGCAATCAAGGTTCGCTTCATAACCTCATCAACGAAATGGAGGCAATCCAAGACCTGCAAGAAATGTATATAGATCGTTTGGTGGAAGAAACAAAAATGACCAAAAAGCAACTCAAAAAAATGCTAGAACAAAAAGTTAACATCTATTTATCAGCAGAACAAGCGGTTGAGTATGGAATCGCTGACGAAATTATATGAGGAAAGCAAATGTCTGATTTAAACAAGATTCTTCGCGAGGAATACAAGAAGAAGAAGAGTATCATGTCCCCCCACTCACTGATTGGGATGATCGAAGAAGCGATGGAAGAGTTCTCGCGAGTATTATCCGAACCCATACAAGAGGCCGGCCAAAGGCCCAAGATTCGAACTTATCACATCTCCGAGATCCCAATGATCCCAATCTCAGAACTCGGATGGGCGAATGCGGATGACGATGCCCTATCGGATGATCCAAACGCACCGCCATCACAACGTCGCGGCCTTGAACAATATCTAAGCAAGATCCCCGGCTCAGGTTTTGAGGACAAGCTTAATGCAGTCTCTCGTATTATGGCCGATGGCATTAATTCAATTCCGAAAGACAATCCCAAAGAGTTCATCCAACAGGCCATGGCCTATTTGGTCTTTTATAAAACTCTGACAATGGCGATTACCAATTTTAACGCATCTGCTGCGGGCTTCAACTTTGAAGCATTCCTTGCCGCACTGATGCAAGGAAGACAGATCCCAGCCGGTGGAGCCAAGACTATCGCTGATATCACTGCCAACATAGAGGGAGAGAGGGTGCCTATCAGCCTCAAATTGTATAGCGACAAGGGACTGGAAGTCGGAGGCAGCTTCTTTGATCTGTGCAACGACATGCTTGAGCCTAATACCGAATGGGCAGCATGGGTAAACGCGAACCGCGAATTTGAAGGCGGTGCAATGAGATATATTGCATGCACTAAAATTTTAGAGGGCGCCGGTGTGGAGCAAGAAGGTAGAATTGACTTCTATCAGTTCGATATTACACGCAAAAATCTATTTGAATTGTTGTCGGCAACAGACGCCGGCCGAAAAGCCATATTGTCGAACACGACTTTCATGGCAGCTTTAACTGAATATATGAATACCGGCGAACAAACCGACGCGCTTAATTGGGCAGCGAGCATTCCAGCCCGCAGCGACACCAGCGACTCCGCAGAGATATCCAGCCTGTGGGCCGACTACCTCTCTAAAACAGACCTGCCGTCTCTCAGAAAAGCAGGGGTCGACCAAGAACAAGAGAAAGCAATTCTCAACACACTGGTTAAAGTGTATACAGACAGCATAGAGGCGACCCAAAACGCTAACACGCTTCTTGCAGATGGTGCTTTAGGAGAGCAGATTGCATTAGCTCTCAATAGCAACCCTTCGAAAGAGGACAAAGTTATGGCTAGAGGCATTAGAGATCAGATTGTTAAACCTCTTTTCATGCAATTTAAGAAAGAAGTTATAAGAACCCGTGACGCCCGCGCTCAATTCCTCGACAAGTCAGGCGAATGGGTCACGGGTGCACCGGTGGTAGAGTGGTACAACTCTTTAACACCCGAACTTAAAGCCATGGCAATCAAGAATACTAAAGGATATCTAACTCACTCTCACTGGGTATTGTCAAGAGGTGTGACAATTAAGCTCGGCGGAGGTGCACCATTCGCTAGATTAGAGATTGGCGCCGCAGCAGTTATGAGGGTGCTAGAATCAGCGCGCGGCGAACTTATGGACGAAGTATTTGGAATCTTTGATCAGGTATCAGCGATGTCTGACAGCCTTAATGCATTTTTCGCTAATGGCCTCAGCGAGCCAGACGAAGCAAAGGTCGCCGCGACTGCAGCGGATAAGGTTGGAACTGATACAAGAAAAATTGCAGATGTTGATGAATAAATCCCTTGACATTATTATGACGAGCGGGTATAATAGATACATAACTCAAACTAAGAGGTATTAATGAGTAGAAACTATGAGAGTAAAGAGGCCCTTCAACGAAAGATTATCGAAGGAGCCAACATCCTAGCGGATAACGTTGCATCAACGCTGGGACCCAAGGGAAGAAACGTTTTACTACAAGAGAAGGGGAAGCCCCCATTTATTACGAAGGACGGTGTGACAGTAGCACATTTTGTGGCGCTTGATGACCCCTTTGAAAACGCCGGCGCGCAAGTAATCAAGCAAGCGGCAGTACAAACGAATAGTGACGCTGGAGATGGCACGACCACAGCCACAGTCTTAGCGCGCGCCATTCTACGAGAAGCTCAACGCTATATACTGGCTGGCATCTCACCTATCGAGTTACAGCGCGGCATGGCTGTGGCAGCAAACGAGGTAGTAACGTGCCTTAAGGCCGCCAGCCGGCCGGTTAAAAGTATTGAAGACATTCGCCATATCGCAACTATTTCTGCCAACAATGACGAGAAGATAGGGCAGCTTATTGCTTCTGCGGTGGACAAGGTGGGGCAGGATGGCTCTATCACGATTGAGGAGTCACGATCATTAGAAACTTCGCTGGACATCACCGAAGGCTTTCGCTTAGACGCGGGGTACTGTGCCGGCGCATTTGTTACCGATGAGCGCCGCGCCACGATGTATCATGATGAGCCGCTGTTTTTGGTCACCGACTATAAGATTAACGCTGTTGATCAGATCCTACCCATTCTTGAGATGGTGGCAAGAGAAGGCCGCCCACTGGTTATCGTGTCTGAAGACATTGAAGGTCAGGCATTAGCTGCTTTGATTATGAATGCAGTGCGCGGCACCATGAAGATCGCCGCTATCAAGGCGCCGAGGTACGGAGAAGATCGCCGCAACACCATGCAGGATCTCGCACTCTCTGTTGGTGCCACGTTTGTATCTCGCGAGGGTGGCATAAAGCTGCCAGAAGTAAAAATGGGCCACTTGGGCTCAGCTAAGTTCGTTGAAAGTAACAAGTATGTAACCACGATAGTTGGAGGTAACGGTGACTTCGAAAAGATCGAAGAACAAATCATCCAGCTAAAGGCACTCATTGGACAAACAGACTCACTACAGATATGCGAGCAGATTCAAGATCGCATTGTGCGCCTTTCATCTGGTGTAGCAATTATCCGTGTCGGCGGTGCTACTGAGATCGAGATGATTGAAAAGAAACACAGGGTTGAAGACGCATTAGAAGCAGTCCGCTCAGCCCAAGAAGAAGGTATTGTCGGCGGCGGTGGCACAGCGTTGCTTCGTGCCTCATCTTCCATGGTGATGTCAGTTAATAGTAGTGATCAAGCCATGGCCGGAGGGATTATCCAAGAGGCATGCAAGGAGCCTATACGACAGATGGCTTTGAACGCCGGCATCTCTCCCGACCTTGTTGTGAGAGATGTTTTAGCCGCAGATGATAACAGTGGCTGGGATTTCCGCGGTGGCAAGATGGTAAACTTGCACGATGCAGGAATCCTAGATCCAGTTAAGGTAACTCGTACAGCACTCCAAAATGCGGTAAGTTGTGCTGGTACGCTGATTACCACTAATTACGGTATTATACAAACGGAGTAACCAAATGGTACGCAAATTTAATGAGGGAGATCTGGTATACATTCCACAAGCAGTTATGCTGTGGTCGGACACAAGCCAGAGTACCGCGCCCTATATGAAGACGGACAAGCCAATCACAGGAGTGTGTATGGGAGGCACCGCTGAGTTAAACCCGAAAACGAATGACCGCCTTATACAAATCTATACGAGAGGGCAAGCATGGGCAGTACACGAGAAAGACGTATACCCAATGGGAGTGACGGAGGTGGCCAGTGTTAGTTAGACTTACAGAAGTATGCGCCACCGGCGCCGTTACGAGGCCGAACAACTACATCTTACGAGAAGTTTTCGTTAACCCAGAGCATGTGATCATGATACGAGAAGAGAAGCGAATTCAAGAGCTTAATGAACGAGGCCTATTAAATGAAGACCTCGATACGACACACCGGTTTTCAAAACTGATAATCAACCGGGGACACACTGGCACCGAGATAGTGGTCATAGGTGCCCCCGACACCGTTGAAACAAAACTTCAACAAAATTCTAAACAACTATTAAAAGGATAAAGATAATGGGAGAAAGAGTAAACTTACAATACACAATCGAGCTGGAGGATCTAAGCATGGAAGTGTCACGACTCCTCACAGAGGCCCACACTCAGCTAGACGTGGTGAGCATACCACAGCCGAATAATGAGCCTGAAGTGCTTTCTTTGCGCACGCTGGAGAACGTCGATGATATTCGACAGAGATTGGCTAAACTTGATTATTGTTTGCGTGATATCAACAATATCATCGGGGCGTATATTAACTATCGGACCGCTCTGTCCCAAGAAGCAGAGCCGACCGACACCGATGAAGGGGTGATGGTCAGTGAAAACCCCCCTCAAGAGTAACGTATCGTTTAGAAGTGTAACAACAGTTAAAAAGCTCATCCCGACTAACAGCAAGGTTAATTCCTTTTTGTTTTATAGTGGCGAAGTTGAGGCATCGCTAGCGGCTACCGGCCGACAAATGATGGCTCACACCAATCGTTATGCTATTTATGAATTTTGGATGCACTTGCTCGCTGACCGGCATGCACTCGCGCGCGCCGCCGCACATGTACACCCGACGATTGACGATGCACAATTTTACTTTTTGCAGGAAGACTGGACTAACTATAAGGATGCGAAGCTGAGAGCCGCATTGTTTTTTATAATGAATCGTTCTTCATCCACTGGGCTAGTATCCTGCGGTGAGCTATCTCGCGATAACTTCAACCCCGCAGCGTTCGCCCTATTGAAGAGGTTCGACGTGGAGAACCTGTATCCAGTTTACGACAAAGATGACGACCTGATCCAAAACATTAAAGATGCGTCTGACACAGAGTATACGCTGCTACCTGTCGGAAATTATAGCTTTAATCTTTTTGAGTACGGCAAAAGTCGTGCAGCAGACGTCACGCCGGTCCACCACCGAGACTTAGCCGAGTTCGTAGGTCAAAGCGATCAGAAGGTTGTGCTAATGTATAAAAACCATCCGGCCTTGTTTGACTTGTACAAGGAACACAATATTCAGATGGTGGATGCATACGGGCGCCCAACGGATGACCGGGGAAGGTGCGAGGAGATGACGATTGCTAACTTCTAAGCTATTTTACGCCTGCCTCCTCTTTACGTTGGGGCAAGGCTTGGGTTGGTTTCACTTAAACTCTCAGTTTGTATGGGATTGGTGGAAGGATAAGCCCTTCGCTGCACTGTTGGTGTTCTCTTTACCCGCCGGCCTTTGTTTTTGGCTAGGTATACAGATGGCGTACAACGAGATGGGCGAGGTATGGGGTCCACGATTTTTGATATTTGCACTCTCATATCTTACCTTTCCCTTCTTGACATGGTATTTTTTAAATGAAAGTATGTTTACAGCCAAGACTATGGTGTGCGTAACGTTAGCATTTATTATAGCATTAATACAATTATTATGGAGATGAGATGAGTAAAAACTGGGATGATATTAAATCTGCCAAGGTGGAGAAGCCGTGGGGCTATGAGCTTCACTGGGCGCAAACGGACAAGTATGTAGGCAAGCTATTGTTTATTAAAGCCGGCCACCGACTTTCTAAGCAATACCATGAAGTTAAAGAGGAAACAGTGTTTGTCCTCAAGGGTATTCTATACAATTATGATGAGAACGATAAAATTACAAAGTTTTATTCTGGTGATACATTTCATGTCACACCGGGGCAAGTCCACCGATTCGGAGCTAATGAGGTCAACGTTGAATTGATCGAAGTGAGCACCCCAGAGCTTGACGATGTGGTTAGGATAGAAGATGATTACAACCGGTGAGAATCATTAAAAGCTAACTATTTATAGGATGGAGCACAATTAAATGAATATTGCAACTGAACTTTGGTTTGACAGCCTTCGGCAAACAAAGCGGAAGAAAGGCCCAAGACGTTTAGATGAGATGAACCGCCAAAATATAGAAGTGGCGTTTGATTACATGTCGGATCACGGCACACAGATTCAAACAGAGTTTGACGACCTGTTTGGTGGCCACTTAAGAGTGGCGATTCCGCTTGTTGAGGGAGATACCAAGAATTTAATTGAGATTGTTGATGCCTTGAAAACCGAAGGCTGGGCCCCGGCAGTGGGTGGCGCCACGTTTGAGAAGAAATGGGTCAAACAAAAGAAGCGCCGCCTTGGTACCGGGGAGGAATACGAAGAGGATGTGCAGGTTGCTTCCTTGGATTTAACAAAGACGTTTGACTTTAAGATCCCGGCCGGCCCCCGCAAGGGCGAGACCATTCAAAAGACAAATCGAACAACGATGACGCGCGCAATTGCTCACGGAGTAAAACAAGGTCGCATGCGCCCCGAGCTTCTACAATGGTGGCGAAAGAAACAAACCTTTTATACTAGAGATGAAGACGGCTGGAATATGGCCCAAAATGCTTTCTCCGGCAACATAGATGGTGATGAGTGGCGGATTATCCTTTCTCGCCATCCTGTGGACGTATTACGAATGAGTGATGTCGGCACCATATCTTCGTGCCATTCGGAAGGATCCGAATATTTTAAATGTGCAGTGGAAGAATCTAAGGGCAACGGCCTCATTGCTTATATGGTCAAGACGGTCGATTTAAATGATTTTCTTCGAAAGCAAAGCCAGTCGCTTACAGAACCCATGAAGCACGACGCACAGCGAGCGTTGTGGCGATATTTAGCTGACCAGCGCCGCTTCGATGCGACACACAAATATTTGAACGATGCCGACCAATTTGAGATGATAGTCGGCCTCATCCGCGCTGAGATCGCAAGGTGGTCAGGAGGCCGACCAGACCGCGACGGCCCTAATTATTCCTCAGAGATGACAGCATTTATCACCCCAGACATGGTCCGCGATGCGGTGCACGCCAAGCTGAACAATCAGCGGACTTGGCCACAAGAAGGAGACTTGCCAGCGCCAAGGCCCCTTGAGGATTATGATAAGCAAGAGATATTCAGAGATCCCGACCGCAGTATCCCCGGCATCAGCGCGACTGCCCGTGTACGCCTTAGAAAGTTCCTTGACACAGCCAGTGGTGACTTCATAGCGGTCCCAGAACAACGTCTGTACGGCTCACAAACTGAGCGTTTTCGACAAGCTGTACGCGAGTGGGCATGGGAACAACAGAAGGAAATATTCATTGACCCGTCTGAGCCAGATCACTTGGAGCTTCCAAGGGAGGAGTATCTCGTACGCTATGGTGGCTCATGGAGTGACAACCCTGATGGCGATATACTGAACCTGTTCTTTTCTATGTCGGGCCAAAAGATTGATCAGTATAGTGGTTCGGTCGAACATGAATTCAATGAAGAGAACGACCAGTTCGAAGTGGCCGCAGACGAGCTTGAAGAGGTGCTCAACACAGCCATAAACCGCGCGCCGGCAAATATTCATTTTGATGCCGAGGTATCAGAATACGGTGATACCGAGTACCCGTATGTAATGGGCGGAGCAGACGTAGTATTTGGGTTTGATGTAGGGTGGAAGGGCCGTCAGGATCCGAGTGATCGCGATGGATACCACTGGGTGGATGAAGAACGCGACTACGCCACGATACCCAACACCGTGAATTCTCAGAGTTCCAACTTTAGTTACTTTACGAAAATATTAGACAAAACATTTCCAGAACACACAGAACATATAGAGTGGGAAGTTGTCGCCGGCGAATTAACAATACGATTTAGAATGAGCTTCGAAGAATCCTCGCCTGATGAATATGATAGCTTTGCTGACTATATAATTGATGACATCGGCGATAACTACGATGGAATCTATGAAAAGATCCGACGCGCCCTCGCTAATGAGAACTTTATCGCCGAAAACGATTTGGATCGCCTTTTACCCGGCCTTCAGGCTGACGGCGAAGCGCTTCGGACATGGGAAGTTCTGGGTTTTGATGAGAACGGCGACTTAGATGACGACGGAGAAATATGGTATCGCTTCAAGCCCGGTGGGAGCATGCTTATCCCGTTAGACAGTTTGCCGCCGATTCTTGGCAACACTCTTGAGGCTCTGCGACTTGTGTTCGGCTCATCGGCGGATGTGCTGCCCGGCGCCGGAGCTAAAGAAGTCTATCCCGGCGTTAATTTCATGAATATCATGGCCGAAAAACTTAAGCCATTGCAAGATGCGGCAAATGGGTATGTAGAGGCGCAAATGGAATTTGATTTTGGCGATGAATACGCCCGCCCTTCGTATGATGGCGTGGATTTCGGACATGCACAAGTTAGATTGGTGCCCAATTTCAGGTCGACCGAGAAGTCATTACCGGTTGAGATTAAAATGAAGGTCATCATTGAAGCCAGCTCGGATGAAGCGGATATTACCGGCGCCTTTGAGTTTATGAAGTTTACGGACTCTTACCCCAATCAGATTCAGAATGCATTAACAAGCACGTATCAAGAGTTTGTACAGCATGCAGTAGAGAAGAAGCAAGTAGAGGAGCGCAGCGTTCTGGACGGCACTTTGATGTCTCAATACGCTGACTCGTTAGAAGATATATATGACTCCTTAGCCGACCATGGCAATCCCGCCGCAGAACAAGTTATGCTGGTAGTGATGTTCGTTAAGCAAAACTGGCCACAGTTTAGCAAATTTGAGAAACTTGCGGCCATTGAAAATTACTTGCGCCCATTGGCTATTGGCTCCGCAGCCCCGTATGGAAGCTGGCACAATGATAACAACACGCCAAACCAGTGGGATGGGATGGTGCGCTCCCAAATGCGCCACGCATCGGTTGCCAACGCCGGCTCTTACTCTTTTGGGGCTGAATGGAAAAACGAACCCAACCTGATGGCGCGCCTGCAAAACCGGTTTGGCTACAGTCCGGAGGAATCCGCGCAAGCCGAATCTGAACTGGGGCGGTTATCCCCCGAACAACGTTCGAAGGCCATGGACGCCTTGGTTGCAGGGGACGTTAGTGCCTTCGTCCACACACTCAAGGGAACCATGAATGAGAGCCTTGAAGATCAGATTAGCAGAATAGATCGGATGCTCATCGAACGCGAGCCAATTGATCTTCGCATCTATAAAGTTAAGATGGGTTGCATAGTGGACACGGTTCTTTCTGGCCGAGACGAACAGATTGAGAATCAGATTCGCGGTATTCCCGAAGTGACCACCGTTAAAAACGTTGTGGAACTGGAGCGCAAAGTTGGTATTGACTCAATCTACCGAGTGTATGAGATTAAGTTTGAATTATATGGCCAGCAAGCCCGTGACACATACCGCGATAGCGTGTTGGTACCCGCTATTCAAAAGAACGTTATTGGTGTCACCGTGCGAGATCGCGGCTTGCCCGAGCTTGCCGATGCACCACTGCGCGAGTGGGGTGGCCTTGGCTATGCAGCCGCCACCCCCGAACCTTACCGCCCGGAGATGGTCACACCCAGAGTGTCGCTTGAGTCTGTAATAGAAGATTGGGCGGAAGGAGGTGTGCAAATCTATGACACTCCTCAGAACACTAATCAAATGCAGTATCATGTTATGATGCCGGTAAGTGAATTATGGAAACTTTGCTCTAGATACTATAGAGGGAACAAGACTGATTTCGACGGAAGGTACAAACATTTTATCAAAGACGGCGCCCAAATGCCAGTGTATGTGGCATTGGGACAGAACGGAAGAGCAAGAGTTACAGGTGGAGAGGATTTAGTGTGGTTCGCCAAGAAGTCGGGATTGGAGGAGCTACCAGTATTTTTTAGCTATCAGAAGCAAGTATAGGAGCATGCATGAGTTTGCTTAAGAAAATCGCTAGAACCCTTTTGGCCTTATGTCTGGGGACCGCTATAGCATGTTGTGTTTTTTATGCTACTCATACCTCTCTAGCACGCATATCAACTGTAGAAGAAATAACAGACTTTGACAATGTAGCGCCGGCGCTTCCCTTAAACGAAAGGAACGCAGTAAAGAAATCTCGTAAGAGCACGGTACAAGTTTTGTCATTATCGTATGACGGAGTGATAGCCTCATCTACTGGCACGTATATTAAGAATGGTGATCGATATTTTATTTTCACCGTCGCCCATGGCTTGGCCGGCCCATGTGATGATACTAAAGTGTGGACACCCGAGGATGGAATTGTGGACTGTATAGATATGTTGGCCTATGATCCTGCTTTGGATTATGCCATCATGGAGATTACCGAAATCCCCTCGCGCACCCCTATAAATATCCGACGCAGCCTGCCAAAAGCTTCAGAGTGGAAGCAAGCTCTTTCGTCCCAAACAAAGGTTTATTATACCGGCTATCCCAACAGCGCCGGCCCACTCACAGTGCCGGGAACAATAGTAGGGTATGATAGCTCCGACTACATCTATTTATATTCATATGCGTTTAGTGGAGCCTCTGGTTCAGGAGTCTTTACCACTGATGGCAAATTGATAGGATATTTATTAGCAATCGACGTAGGGGTAACAGAATTTGGAATTCAAGCATTAGAAAGTGTGGTTATCGTTGTACCAACTTTCAAAGTGGATTGGACTTCAATTATGAATTAAACTATGATAGAATGTAAAGGAAATCAACAATGAGTAACAACAAAACCAAAGATTGTTTAGGAGATCTAATGGAAAGACTTCAGAGTATGGAGAGCAGTATTGATATGTTAATGGACTGCGTTAACAAACTAAGGAATGATTATGATGGACCCGAGGAAGTGTGTCCTGACGAAGTGGCTGCTGATCAGGCCGCCGCAAAGGCTATTGAAGGTATTTGCTTAGATGCATTATTTGATGTGGAACCCAAGGGGGATGCATGATGCCTAACGAAGACACCGAACAATTGGTTCCGTCCACAGAGCCGGAAGACCTGAAGCCTAAGAAGCCAAGCAACCGAGCGCCCGAGGGAATTAGAACCTTTACGGTATGCCGACAAAACGATGAAACCGGCATTTCAGGAGAGGGTGTTGTGATCGAAGGTGCAATGTTCGCCACCGGACACACAGTCATTCATTGGCTAACGCCCGCACCCCGAGGATCTATTGCGTTTTTTGATGCTTTCGACGATTTCATTAAGATACACGTAACATCACACCCGGGAAATGGAACCATTATTACGTTTGAAGACGGAGAACAGGCTATTTACGATGGAGAACCACCACTATGAGTTGGGACGATTATATGCAGGGCATCGAAGAAGCCGGCTCATACAAGAAACGGATTAGAAGCTACATCAAAGACCGCAACAAGATGCTTGGCAAGGGCGGCCAGAAGAACACTCCCCCCTATACAAAGAGCATGGGCAACCATGTCACGTTTGACAAGCAGCTTGAAGAGGCTGAACGGGATAGCTTCGCCCTCCATGACGAGTTACAGCCGGATATTTGGGAAGATGAAAGGCTGCATCCTGAAGTAGAGTCGCGTCTGATAGAGATCGCACGCGACTTTATTGACACAATCGAAGAGTCTAAAGATATTGGCGCCCCCATTACTATTGAAGATATTCGACTCACTGGTTCATTAGCCAACTATAACTGGTCAAAGTACTCCGACGTGGACCTACACATCGTCGTAGACTTCTCTAAAATTAATGAGGATACTGGGCTGGTCAAAGCGTTTTTTGACGAGGTGAGGATGCGCTGGAACGACAAGCACGACATAAAGATTCACGGCTTTGAAGTGGAAATCTATGTAGAGAACGTGAACGAAGAGCATAAGTCGTCCGGTATTTATTCTTTGGGCGACGATTCATGGAGTGCCGGCCCCGAAGCCGGAGAGCGTTGGACTGACTGGCTTGTAAAGCCGGCGCCCAGCGATGCACAGATTGATTTTGACACTGCCGAGAAGAAAGCAAGGGATTATACAGAGCGCACTGAGTCCATCGAAAAAGATATGATTGGTAAGCGCAAGGATTATGAGCAAGCGATTCGCACTGTTGATAGAGTTAAACAAAAGATAAGAGATATGCGCCAAGCCGGCCTTGAATCTGAAGAGGCTGAGTTTTCAGCCGAGAACATAGCCTTTAAGATGCTTCGCCGCGATGGTGTGCTTGGACGCTTAGGTGACGCAAAGCGCGCCGCATATGATCAGTTGATGACCGTGAAAGAGGAATAATGGAATTTATAGAAATTAACGAAGGCAAATCAGTGTTTCCCGGTGAATACCTGCTGTATGTACCACGCCAAAAGGTAGTTGTCTGCGGCGCCTTTAAGCCGAACGAGGATCGCATACGCGCCCTTGTTGATGGTGAGCTTGTGGAAGACAAGATTTCCAACTTCAAGAAAATAAAACTTAATAGAACCGAACGAAAGGATCGAACAGCCCGCAAAGGGTGCGGAGGCTGTAAGGGCAAATGAGTAATAAAATATTCTTTAAGGAGGGTCCGTTTTTTGAAGTGCAAGAAAGACTTGATGACTTCTGCAATTCCATCTTTGCGTCTTATGCACTGACCCAGACAATGGAAGAATTTGCAAAATTAAAAGTGGAATACTCGATTGCTGTTTCATCATCAATGGACGAAGCTGAATTAAAAGCGAAAAGAATAGAATTACAATATTATGAAAGTGTCATTGATCTGACCGCTCACTCCATGGTGGCTTCCCAAGAGGAAGCTTCTCATGACTAAAATATATATTTACTGCCTCTTTGATAGGTGGGATGTTTTTTGCGGGGTTTATTCGTCACTGAAAGCAGTGCATCGTGACGCCCTTAAGATAGCTAACACCGGCACTCATCCGGTATTCATGGAAACTGAGAATGGCCCACACAAGCCATCGCTTACGCTACTCCGAAACACATTCAAGGGGCGTAACGATGTGTGGGTGTCATATGGCGCCGGCCCATCCCGCGCGAAGATCCTTAAAACTAAACTAAAAGAGTAATTGTTGAGGTGGGGATAGTTATTATGTGGCATCTAAAATACATAAAGGTTGTTTGGTACGGTGGATAATCGACTACAAATTTTACGCGGCCTCCGATCTTAGCGATGGCGTCACCCCTCAAGAGCCTATATACAATTACGGGGTTATCTTGGAGGTATCGCATGTACACCCCAACGCGGTGGTCGTTATGTGCTATAAAGATGGCACTTGGACACTGCTTAATATGATTCATGATCAGTTTGAAATTTTGAGTGAGGGGATTCAACATGAGCAAAAAGTTTAGATTAGGGGATAAAGCCCCCAAACAGGAAGCAGAAAAGACGCTGCGCGTTCATGCAGCAGCCGCATGCGATTTTCGATTTACAGTCCGCTTTGAGAACGACGATGGTGGCTCAGTTATATGTCTGTATATAGAAGTGGAAGAACCTTCTAAAGCTTTGGATACTGGTATTCGTGACGCACTTGTTGAGCCGTGGTGGCTGGGCTGGCGTTACGTTATTGTAAAGGTACCCATAGGTTATATAGATGCTGTGCTGGAAGGTAAGCGATGGGAAGAGTAGAGATAGGGAAGGGGGACTTGGTCAGCCTCTACAGAAGAAAAATCCCGGGCCTCGGTATCGTATTGGTGCGGGAAGAGGACGCCTTTCACAAACTTGAGTCGGGTCAGTCCTACAACCTCTTCATGGATATGTATTCCGATGCACCAAGTTGGAGAGCGAAGAAGAAAGCATGCGACTATCTCATCAGCGAGAGCGAACTTGATGAGGACTTGGTATATTCGTTTCTTATAAACAACGCCTTCTATGGTAATCGTGCTGCCCCCATGCCAGAAAATCTTAAGCGAGATTTTGTAATGATTAGGTGGTTCAAGCATCCCTCCGACTACGGGGCAGACAAAATGAGGGAAGATATATCGTGGCTTCCCACCGACTGGTTTAAGAAACTTAGTTGAGACACATACTTAATGTGTGGTACAAAAAAATACAATGGCTTGCGTAGGAGATTTGGTTGTTTGTCGATACGATCTTGAATACTTCTATTATCCCGGGCCGGCATCGGCCGCTGCTCCCCGTGGAGTTTTCTATATGGGCATCGTACTTCGATTGATAGACGAACACTATATATTATTTGATCGAGAATTTGTATATGAAATACTATGTACTGATGGTCACATAAGAGTGTTTACTCAGTGGGAAGTTGAAGTAGTTCGACGCGCCCGCACTCCTTGACGTTTCTCTGACATTTAGTGCTTGACTTCTTCCCCCATTGGTGCTATATTAGTATAGTCAATTGAGGCTCCGTGGTGGAATGGTATACACATTAGACTTAAAATCTGACGCCCGTATCGGGCTTATGGGTTCGAATCCCATCGGAGCTACCATTTGCAGTTCCTTGTTCAGCGGCGGCGTTAGCATGCCCGCCTCGTGGTGCATGCCGTCACCGACTGGTTGCGATAGCAATCGGAGCGAATCGGCGCTGGAGGAACAATGGGTCATTAGCTCAACTGGTAGAGCACCGGACTTTTAATCCGTAGGTTCTGGGTTCGAGTCCCAGATGACCCACCACTTTAGGGGGAGATAACAAAATGATAGGAGGTAAAATGGAGGATCTACTAAAGGGCGCGCTCATACTTGGCGCACTCGTTATGTTAGGAGATTGCTCTTCTTGTAAGCCTAAAAAGCTGCGACGGAAAGCCCGCCGCGTATTCAAGAAGGGAAAGAGTAAAGGTACCAACGCGACTTTTAAGAGTGGTAAAAGAAAGAACAAGCGAAAGCGTGGAAAGCGCAGCAAAGCAAGATTTACAAAACGAAGGAGATAGGAGATGATATGGTTGCTTACGATTCTGGCCTTTGACATGCCAGAGGAGCCAGAATGTGTTATTGATAGATGCGAGGGGGATGAGTGCGTGATAGAGACTCCCGAAGGGTGGGTCAGCACCCCCAGAAAGAAGGATGACCACGAAGGCAAGAAAGTGACATGCCCGTGGTGGCTTATTGAACCAACATGATAAAAAGAGGAGAAAGAGATATGTGTTATACAGTTATTTGGTTGGATTACACGACAAATCAACCATACTATTCGCAAGAGATCGCGAACCCAGACAAGTCCGAGGCTTTGAATCAGATTAAGGCACGTTCAAAGACATGCCGTGTTCTTGCAATAGTGCCGGGACACCACGGCGTATTTTTTAACGCCGAGGGGTTGACAGACGCTTCGGAATGTGCTATATTAGATACTAAGAGTAGTACACTCCGATAGCTCAGTGGATAGAGCAACGGCCTTCTAAGCCGTGGGTCGTAGGTTCAAATCCTACTCGGAGTACCACATCACAAACAGGAGAAAGAAGTGACATTTATAGGATTTGGCTTTTTAGCAATCATAGCCGGCATTATGTTGTTCGCCTTGGCTACATCATAAACCAATGATGGCTGGTAGCTCAGGGGTAAGAGCAGTGGCCTTATATGCCATTTGTCGCGGGTTCAAATCCCGCTCGGCCTACCATTTTTAATAAGAGGGAGAAGAGAGACATGGAAACTATTTTACGTTATACTGTTATTGCCGTGTTGGCATTTTTTGCGCTGGACTGGATTGCAGAGAATCCTGCCAAGATTAGACAAGCGCGCAATCAACTTGAAAAGGCGGCGCTTGCTCAATACGAGACTGTGTCAAAAGAGTTAGAAAAGCAGTGAGCTATCGCGACACATCAGATCAGAGTGGCAACCGCAGCCAAATCTTGGCCATGCTGGAGATTACGGAACGAGGCTGGATTGTACTTCAGCCCGTCAGCCGGGATAGCATCTATGATTTGGTTGTGGACCACGGTGAGGGAATATTCGCCACGGTTCAAGTTAAGACAATGAGCGGCAATAGCATATCTAAAGTGATAGATCGCTCCGGCGAAGTTGTCAGCAAAACAGGCAAAGTCCGCAACTCCACAGACTATGCAGCGCACGGGATCGATTGGCTTGTTGGGGTAAACAAAGAAGGGGAGTGCTTCTTTTATCGGCTCGACTCATACAAACACATTCCCACAAAGAGTTTCAGTGTGAAGAAGTACGAACCAGATACGTTTCCAGTAAACCGGGTTCCACAGCGACACGTGAGAAAGAGAGATTAAAAACGGACCCTTAGCTCAGTTGGTCAGAGCATCCGGCTCATAACCGGTCGGTCGTGGGTTCAAGTCCCACAGGGTCCACCATTTAGAGGGGATGTTGTCGAAAAACTTCGCGCTATTTTTTTCCTTTCCACAAGCGCAATAAGGCACACAGGCATGAAACGGGGAGATTTAGTATGGGCATACCACGCAGGTGGATACGCTCTGATATGCTGGAGCTAATCAATGCGGTATAAGTTTAGAGTGGGTGATTTAGTCATCACCGGCGTCCACCACGAATACCCGGGACACCGAGGCATTTTAATGGAACGCTTTGAGCGCCATGGCAACATGGTCTGGAAGATTCATTGGCTAAACGGCGCCCCCGTCTGTTTTGGCGACAAAGACACCGAAATGGAAATAAACCTTTTCAACTTAAGACGCCGCTATTATTACTACAACAAAGAAGGAGAGTATTATGAAAGCAAAGATTAGATATGCCACATGCACTGAATGTGGCGAGGACTACAACTATAAACGTAGGGAGTTGGGCTATCCAACTTGCTTGGATTGCGGCGGCCGTAGTGCCAACCGCATCATTGCCCACCGCACGCGGGAAAATCTTCGCGAAATGGCCCCGAATAGCTTTACGGGTTCCGTCGAAGATATGTTTGATAAGAGGGGCGACAACTAAAAGCTCACCTGACATTTACTTGACAACTCCGGGGTTGACTTTCGATCTCGGAGGTGCTATAGTATAAGCATAAAAGGAGAGATATGAAGGTTGGCGAGCTATACACATTGAGTAAACGAGGGCAGTATCACACATTCGGCACTTGGAAGGGTGAGATTGCGCTATACTTGGGGGAGAGCGTTATTAACCGATCTGATGGGGTGGTCATTATAAACCATGCATTTATGGTTAACGGCGAAAGGCGAATCACGGATCGCTCTTTCACAAGGATGCTGGAACCCTTGACATCTTCTTGACAAGAAACATGTTGCAATCACCCCCCCTTTATGATATAGTCTATGTATAGATTGGAGTTAGTCAATGCGAGTCGGTGATTTGGTTTATGATGAAACCTATGGAACGGGAATAGTTATTGGCGTCACGAATCAGGGCGCCCAGATTGCCTTTGAGGGCGCGCGGGTGTGCCATCTGGATCACAAGCTGTTCCACACGGTAGAGGTGATCAGTGAATCGCATTAAAGCCGGTGATCTGGTGACGTATTACTTTCAGCGCGTTCACGATGTTGCGATGGATGTGGGTCTGGTTGTCGAAACAGGCAAATGGACCGGTAACACTGACGTTAAAGTTTTGTGGACTGGCAGCCCCGAAGCGGTTACGCAGAAAAGCGAACACCTTAAACTCATTGACAACCTCTTGACAACTTAAACCTTGACTTCTACCCGTTTTGGTGTTATATTATAGGTATAAAGGAGAAAAAATGATTGAACTTTTTGAACCCCTGATGTGGATGGCAGCATGCTGGGCGGCCGGTCTTGTGACCGGTCTTGGTATTGGTGTCGCGCGTACGCGCAGCCAGATGGATCGCCAATGGCGCAGCGAAGTGATGGAGGTGATCGGTGGAAGTCGGTGATTTGGTCACGGTGGCATGCAACGCCCGCCCCCGTACCGGCGAAGGATTTATCAGCATTGTGCTGGAGGTCAATAGGAGTGAGAACCACCCAAACGGCTTGGGGTTAGTTAAAATCTTGAAACACGGACAAGAACAGTGGTATCCGATTGGGTATATCAAGGTGATAAATGGCGCGCATTAAAAAAGGTGATCTGGTGAGGATGGGTACCGGCACCCATGTCGGTATTGTTGTGGGTCGGCATCCTAAAGCTATTTCCGCAAGAAAGCCGCAAATAGGCATAATATGGATAGGTGGTTCAGGCAAAGTGGACTGGGAACCTGAACCATGGCTGGAGGTAATAAGTGAAAGCAGATGAACAAATGACGATATTGATTAGCGTTGGGGGTATAATCGCCGCCACTGCATGCCTTGTCTATGCACTACGGGGCATGCTGTGAAAGTCGGTGATCTGGTGATACAAAGTAACCGCGTTCTTAAGATCCGCCATACAGAGGATCCCAAACGCATGCGTTCGGTCGGCACCATTATAGCAGTACACACGCCAGTTCGTGCCGGCGACGGCGACGGTGGAGGCTATAGTCAGTGGACAAAGTGGCTCGGCGGCATCTTGGTTGATGTTGTGTGGTCATGTGGAAAAGTGAGCCAGAACTTTGCTGCCAACTCTTTGGAAGTGATCAGTGAAAGTAGGTGATCTAATCCAAGTGCGCGCATGCGGAACTTCAGGCTGGTCAGACTTTGATTGTGAATGTTTCTTTTGTCACGGCCAATCCAATCGCATTGGGCTGGTTGCCGGCCCAGCTTCCCGCAATGGGTGGCACGTGTCGTTTGATTGTGGCCAAACGCGCCTTGATGAGTTCGATATAGCACAAGGGTATGTCAAGGTTATTGGCCCGCCCTCGATCAAATGAACCTTGGTGATCTTATTCGTGTGCGCTATGAGCCTGATGATCAGTGGTATCACGGATTTATTATGGAGACACCCGATAGCGGCCCCCTTGCGGTTTGGCAGATGTGGTGCATTGAGCGCGCCGCCGTACATGTTCTCTCCCCCCAGAAGGATGAGATCGAAGTTCTCAGCGAAGCCGGCCTGACATTTACTTGACAAGAGTTCTCTTGACTTTTGCGTACGCAGGGGCTATAATATAGGGGAAGTTCAAGAAAGGAGAGCAACAATGGGTTATCGTTCAGAAGTTATATTGGCAGTCGGTCCAGAGGTTATGCCTCAGTTTATGGTCACAATGGCAAAGTCGCCCGAAGCGCGAGAAATGTGCTGGAGAGACAGCGAAATGGTCAAGGACTACTACGACATTAAAGGCGCGTTTCTGTTCCGTTGGGATCAGATCAAGTGGTACGACTCTTGCGAGGGAGTATCCGCCATTCAAGACTTTATCATGTGGTGTGATGAGGAAACCATCCCCACAGGAAAAAAGAAGGAAAATGGAGAGGACGAAGTTGAAGCTGCCTCAGAGTTTTTCCGCTTCGTTCGCATTGGTGAAGAAATGGATGACAATGAGGTGGCCGGCTGGGGCTTTGACATCCACATTGAGCGTAGTGCGGCGTATTAGGAGAGTTGATAATGAAAATCGGCGATATTGTCATGCACCGTGATGGATGGACACGCGATGGCGATGGTCGGGTGATTGTGCCACCGCCCAACGATGAAGGCTGGATCGGTCCAATGTTAGTATTGGAACAATACGATCCGCCCAATGATGCGCTATTCGTCGCGCTTTATTGCGGTCAAGAAATCGTGATTGGTTGGGCAGCGGGCCTATCCGAAATAAAAGTGATTAGCGCCTCTTGACATTCTCTTGACAGGCAAACTCTTGACTTCACCGCTCATCGGTGCTATACTATAAGGGTAAAGTAAAAGGAGCCACAAATGGCATATCTCAAGAAAAACGACATCGTAGTAATCCCCGCCACCACGGGCATGATTCAGGCCCGCGTGGTTGACATGCAGTTTCGCCGGTTCCGGCGTAGCTGGAAGGATAAGAAGACTGGTGAGACACGCCATGGCTCAAAGTCCGTACCCTACGCGATTTGTGAGGTCTTCATAGGCGCCCCGACCGGTACCGAGTTCTTGATTCCCGGCTACAAGCTGCGGAATGAAACTAAGGACGGTGAAACCCTGCTTGTGTTGCGCGATCAATACGCTGCCGAGTTTAATGGCGCATGGGTGAACAATATGCTTGAGGAAAGTAAAGCAAAAAGAGCGGGCGCGGAATGAAAGTTTGGGTTTTACATGGTAGCTATGAAAATGAACTGTTTAGTACCGTTCACTTCACGCAAAAAGGTTGCGCCTTAATGGCTATAGCTGAAGTGCTGGATTTTCTACAGGTTAACAGTACAAAAGATGCAGTGAAGTTCGCGAACGATTGTAACCCCTACCGGGAAACAGACGGTGAACAGACAGAAGCTCCCGAATGGGATTTGGATAAAATGGGCGCCCTTGAAAGCGAACAGCTATGGATAATCTTTAACGAATGGCAAGAACTGGGTTACCACCGAATGAGTGACCGCAACTTCTTCCTTGATTATAATGTAACACAGGTGCAAGGATGAAAATGCTGGGAGCAATCCTAAAATATGTGGGTATTGCCAATGATCGCTATCCGATGTTTATTGGTGCAGTCGGTTATGTGACAAACTACACCAAGCGTGCTATAGATCAGTCTGAGCATGTGGCAATCACATGGCTTAAGCCGGTGTCATACGATGGCAGCAAAGTCCGAGGTTCGCATTTCTCGCTGGATCGATTTGAGGTGTTATCAGCCGCCCCCGATCCACCACGTACCCCGCCTTAGAGGCTTTGACGTTCCCTTGACATTTGTCACTTGACTTTAGGCGCTACCTATGCGATAATGGGTACACACTTTGAAAAAGGAACCCAATGGACCGCACTATCACCCTGACACCGCGCGAGCTTGAAATGATCATGCTCGCGCTCGACACCCACGCCGCTACCTTAATGCGCTCTCCAGCCGCCGGCGCATTGCAGCTCGATCAAATCAGCGAGTTTAACGAGCTACATGATGACCTGCTGGCCGAAGCCAGTGGCCACCACGACGATTGGAGCCGAGACTTGACCGGCCACACCTTCGTGGTCGAAGAGAAGGAGTTGTTTAATACCGGCGCTGAAGCATTTGGAGAGTTTCAGATCCGTACTGGATCGCTGGCAGCTATCCGGCGTCAGGAAATGAACAAGCGAATGATGTCCGGCACTGCTACATCGGCAGTTGAGGATGATGACTAAATGAAGCTTCTCGCACTCTTAGTGGCCCTTAGCCAGCCCGGTACCGGCTCTGTGTTTGATCCCACGACGCCCCGCCTCATTGTTGACATGCCTTTGACAAATCCCCCCTTGACAACTCGCCTCTCCGGTGCTATATTATAGGGGTAAGGAGAAGAAAATGCAAGTAGGTGATTTGGTTAGATGTATGACGATAGACAATAAGCCCGTGGGTCTGGTTGTGGGGAGGTTCAACCCAGCACACAACCCCTTGGACGCGGTGGCCTTTGGGTCGCGACCGGATATATTCTATGTGATGATCCCCGGCTATGAAGATAGCTTTCCGATCAGAACCAGACAAATGGAGTTAGTAAATGCAAGTCGGTGATTTAGTAAAACAGTCGATAGGCTCTGGACTTTTCCCGCCACCATCGCTGGGTCCAGTGGGTATTGTTGTCAGACAAGGCTCGACTTGGCAGTGGGGTTCACATTGGCTTGTCCTATGGGCGAACGGAGAAGCGCCGGTATCCCATGCTGACTACGATCTGGAGGTGATCAGTGCAAGTCGGTGATCTGGTAAAAGCAAACTTTCCTGATCTGATCAATGTTCATGGCGCGCATCTTGTTGTGGAGTCACGAATAAACTGGGTTAAAATACTCGGCTGCGGGATGTGGCTTCTTATGACGGACTTGGAGGTGGTCAATGCAGGTAGGTGACATTGTGAGAACCCGAAAGGGTAATGTTGCGATTGTGTTAACCACATCTATTACAATCGCGAGTGAAGCGTTTGTAGATTTGTTATTTCTGAAAACCCAGTATGTTAGAACAGGATTCCCGGCGCACCATTGTGAGGTGCTGAGTGAAAGTCGGTGATCTGGTTCAGTTCGCACGACCTTATCGCGAGAGCGAGAAGGGGATTTTTCTGGTGGTAGAGGTCGAAAGCGATACGTGGGTCAGGCTTCACAAAGGCCCTGAAAGTGACAACCAACCCGGTAGCCAAACCTTACACATCCACACGGCTCTGAAGGTAATAAAATGAAGATGACTCTGGTGCTGGACACAGACGATCCGCAAGGATTGGATGACGCTCTGACGATTGCCCGCATATTAGTTGCTAAACACAGCAAATCTCAATACCCCTCTAAGAAAGCGGTATTTGCAAAGATTCCACTCATCAAGTTCGTGCGTGAATACGGCCGTGTGTGCGAGGACCACATGACCAACTGCGAACGCAAAGGGGTTAGCCCTACGTTCTCAGGACTAAAGGAGTGCAAGCAGTTTGTAGATTCCTACTGGAATAGCCTTAAAGAGGCTTGACATCTACTTGACAACTTTGTTGTTGACTTGCCCTCGTTTTTTTGGTATAATGGTCATACCAAGTAAGGAGAGAAATCTATGATTGAAGTCGGAAGCGTTGTTAAGAGTAAGTTCAGAATGGAAAACCACACGGCCCGCATGGGTCTTGTGATGAAGATGGTTGGAGAGCTTGCACAAATCTTTTGGCCACACAACCGGTCAACAGGCTGGGTCAAGTGCGAAGATATGGAGGTGGTAGCATGAAAGTAAAAGCAGTAATCAAGAAAATCAAAACTCACTTTAAGAAGCAGGGCATTGATATTGATGTAGAATATAACGGAACGCGCTGGCACTTTGAGCATAACGATTATGTTGGCTCGTTCTTGGCTAACGGAGCGATGTCAGCCGGTTGGGAGCATCAACTTGAAGCTGATGCGTGCAACTTCCACGTTCGCCGTTGCGATGATCACTCTGATTCTCAGTCTGACTATTTCGCTGGCTCATTCCGTGACAACGCGACTCAGATGGTCGAATCGATCCTTCCGAAGCCATCAAAGTTTAAGGCCGGCCAACTGGTGAGAGGCAAGGATAACAAGCGTGCTAACCGTCAAGGCTATGCGGGTTTGGTTGGCATGGTGACGGGTACCACTTCCGGTGTCGCCGGCAGTGATTATGTATCAGTCAAGTGGGTAGGTAAGAACGCACGATACCAGCGCGCCAACCACTACCCAGTACGCGATCTTGCCTTGGTGTCCTGACATTCTCTTGACAACATTGTTATTGACTTCGCCCCACTCTTCTGGTATAATGGTTATACCAAGTAAGGAGATCCACCATGACCTATGAAGACTTCACCCGGCTGAACGCCGACTTCGCCCGACTGAACGACCGACTCGCAACGCTCAACACTCAGGCTGACACAGCTTTGAGCAATGGGGACCGCGCGGCTTATCAGAAGATAGTTGATCACATGATCGATCTTGAAAACGCTCACCTTGACGCCGGCGCCGAGCTTGGCGCGCCGGCATACAAGTACTGACATTCTCTTGACAGGATTGGGGTTGACTTCTATGCCCCACGGTGCTATATTATAGAGGTAAGAAAAAACCCCCATCCTTGGAGATCAAAACGTGGGAAACTATAATGGAAAAGTTCGCTGCTCATACTGCTATGCCGCAGGTCACAACAAAAGAACCTGCAATGGTTATACGGGTGCGCTTACCCGTCGAATGAACACCTATAAAGAGTCGGCTGATGCGAACCCAGAGGTTGCTGATCATTATATGAAGACGGTGAATAAGCTCGCCGTACAAATCGGGAAGCGCACAGGGACCAATCCGCTATCCGGCGCCGTGATCACCAAGCGCGGACCAACGCGAAAGTGTTCATATTGTAAGTACAAGCACGGGTCACATTCTGACCTTGGCTTGGGTCACACTCGGCGCACCTGCCCGGATCTTAAAGCCGACTATAGTGATGCGGTTGCCGCAAACGCGGTTTTTCGTGCTGGCATTTTGAAGAACATGCGACGGATCGGATTGGGGACTGGCGCGCTGATTAGCCAAGTTATATCGGGCCACTTCAAGGAGGCCGATGGCACCGAGTCGTGGGATCGGCGCCCTGTTGTGACCATGGTGAAGGGCATATACTGGGAAAAGATTTGTTATACAACCCCACACGATCATTGTGTATGGACCCAGCGCATGGATAGGTTTAATCAAAGGGGCGGCGCGAGCGCCCTTCCACACGCCCGGGCCTTTGACGAAGAAGGCCACAGCCTGAGATTCTCGTCTAAGAATGGTGGTGTCTGGGGCTGCGATGAGGGCGCCCTCGTCGGCCAGTGGGGTGAACCCCCCGTACCAGAGTCTCCGCAGTCAGAAGCACTGCGTGGTGGCCCCGGTACTCAGATGCTGGCGATGGTTCCGAGCGAGACTATCCAACCCCCCGAAGGCTGGGAAACCGGCGACTGTACCGCGCTCAAAGCGCACTTTGCTGACCTGAAAAAATAAACAACAAAACTGACTAAGGAGTCACTAAAATGCAAACAAACCTTATGACCATCGGAGGCCTTGACCTTAAGCCCTCCGAGGTTTTCATGTTAACCGGTATGCTGGCGCGCCCAGATCATACTCACGCACCAGAAAAAGAGCCGGATGAGATCGACCGGGCCGCACTCGACATGTTGGTGCTGGAGGGGATCATCGAACGCTTCCGTACACCTGCCGGCGAATGGCTCGATGCGTGGGTGGTCACTGACGCGGCAATCGGATGGGTTGAAGAGCCGGAAGTTAATGCTGATATTGAGCTTGCTAAAAGGCTTTTCAAAGATTGCTTAGACTCATGACATTCTCTTGACAGAAACCGCTTGACCTTTTCTTTCGCTTCCTGTATACTTACTAAGTAATCATCAAGGAGTCCAATGCCCCGCATCACCTACCACGACCGATTTGCTGCCCTTCTCGCGAAGGACTACGTTAGCGCCCGAGATCGGAGCTTCGCGGAAAGCCTCTACTCCAGCTATAAGCGTAAGGGCGCGCTTTCTGTTGGTCGCCGGCGCTGCTTTTTGCAAATGGAGGAACGTTATTCCTCGCGCCCTGAACCGGTCGCCGGCATCGAGGAGCTTGCGCCGATTATTGAGCGCATCGCAGAGCTTGATCCGGGGTCGTGGGATGACCGATTTATCAATAGTGTACGCACGCAACTTATTGGCGGCCGTGAGCTTTCCGAACGTCAGACCGACATCCTTGACAAGATCGCTGCTAAGTATAGTGATGACGCCATGGCAGCGCGCACAACATTTAGCGGCCAGTGGGATGACATCATGGCAGAAAACTACCGGATCGCCCTTGGTTATTATAAGACAACGGGTTACTTCACGCGCCAAGTCAATGCATTGACAGCCGATCCCTCGCATACGCCAACAATAGACGAGTACCGGAAAGTGACTGATAACAAGTTTGCGCGTAAGGTGCTGGCCGGCTGGCATGCTGAACCAAAGTTTGTACCCGGCGCAATGGTGGCATTGGCCGCCGGTGCAACTTGGCGCGATAGAAATGAGAAATGCCCCAACAAGCATAATCTTTGCGTGGTGGTGGCGACTAACGCCGCAATCCCCACCAGCGCAGCACGCGGGTGCAAGGTTTATAAAGTGCTTCCGGTAGGTGGCGCGCAGACATTTTTGATTGAGGAACGCTACCTAAAACGAGGGCGCGCCCCCAAAAAGAAGTAAGGGCATTATGATTGTGGGACGATAGAGAGAAGTGTAAATCAACGTAACGGGGTTCAAGGCCGCGAGTGAACCCCAGCCCATTGTGAGGCAATCAGGATCGGGGACGATTCAGATGGGCGCGCCCCTCCGAGGCAGTCAACACGCGGCTGGTAATGTGGCGCGACGAGGACAGCGGCACTCTCTATTGTCCCCTTTCAACCTGCGTTTTCAACTCTTGACATTTCCCTGACAACAAAACCCTTGCTTTTTCTTCTCGCCTATGAGATAATGGTTATACCAAATAAGGAGAAACCACCATGGCTTCACAACTCGACACCGTTATGACCTTTGACCAAGCAGAAGCACAGTTTGAGGAATGTATCCTTCCACTGTTCCAAGAGAGCGAGCAGCGCATGGGTCACGCCGACACCGTTGCACGCTCCGAGGCATGGAGCAACTTCGCCGACGCGCTCCACACCAATGAGGAAATCAGCGATTGGCAAGTGTGTAACTGGGAACACCCCGATTGCTGCAACGACTGATTTCACCTCTTGACATTCACTTGACAAGAAAAACCTTGACCTAAAGCACTTTCGGTGCTATATTTATACAGTAAGAACAAAAAACCTTTTCCCCTTTCGGAGATTATCACATGTCAGTAGATTTTGCAACCTTCCTCAACGTCGCCCCTCACATCCTCGCCGCCGGCCTTCCGGTGCTTATCCGTGGTCGCCACGGTGTTGGCAAGTCAGAGGTGGTCTACATGATCGCCGAGGGTCGTGGCTTGCCCGTGGTCGAGCGCCGAGCTTCTCAGATGACCGAGGGCGACCTGCTCGGTCTACCTGATACGGCCGACACCGCGATCAATGGCCGTAAGTGTACCACATGGAACGCCCCTGACTGGCTTGTGACCGCTTGCGAACAGCCAGTCATGTTGTTCCTCGATGAAGTGGACCGCGCGACCATGGAGGTACGTCAGGGCCTATTTGAGCTTACTGATAGCCGCAAGATCAACGGCTGGCACCTGCACCCGAAGACTCTGATCGTGGCTGCTGTCAATGGCGGCGAGCATGGCGCCCAGTACCAAGTGGGTGAAATGGACCCGGCAGAGCTTGACCGCTGGACCGTGTTCGATGTCGAGCCGACCGATGAAGATTGGCTTAAGTGGGCGAATGGCAAGGTCAGCGCGCTGGTTTGGGACTTTATCAACCAGAACCGCAACCACTTGGAGCATAAGTCAGATTTTGAGCCTAACAAGGTTTACCCTTCCCGCCGTAGCTGGAAGCGGTTTAGCGATACCGCTACTCCTTCCGGCGTCTTCGATGAGAAGGGCGATCTTGATCTCATGTTCAACCTTGCCAACGCCTTCCTTGGCTTTGAAGCTGCCGTCTCACTCAAGGATTTTGTGGTCAACTACGCATGGCAAGTGACAGTCGAGGATATTCTGGACCGTGGCGAGATCGCCAAGACTTCCGAGTGGGGGATCAATGATCACGCTGCCATGATTGAAAAGTTTGAAGCTGCCGAAACATTCCGCGAAAATCTTACCGAGGCTCAAATCCAGAACCTCGCCGAGTACTTCGTCACACTGCCCTCCGAGGTGGCGATGAAGTTGTGGACAGTGCTGGGTGACTGTGATAATGTTCACAACGTTGTCGAGCTTCACAAGTCAAAGACGGCCGGCGGTACACAGGTGTCCGAGCATCTTGTGGTGATTCTCGGAGGCTAACATGTCGAACCTATACCACCTTGGCGAGTTAGTCTATCTGACTAACCGCCTCGCGCGTGGTGCGGCCGATGCCCCCTTCACCAAGAAAAATGGCCCGGGTATGGTGGTGGAAGTGACGGGGCGTATTGGTGGCTTTAAGCCTCGATACGTGGTTAGGTGGCTAAAGAGCGGGGTAGAAATGGAGTTCCATGCCGATTGTCTGATGAGGGTAATAAAATGAACAAGCAAGCCATAGTAGTCGGTGATCTTCTGGTCCGCGTCTCCACAGGCACCACCGCGCTTGTCACCGGAGAGCGCCCATCGCGCCGAACGCCATATGGAGATCCCGGTATCCCGCGCATGCTATTCCGCTTGCTGGAGGCCGGCCAACAGGTCTGGAAGCATGACCTTCAGATTGCCGCCGAATACCAGCGCCCAGACGCCTCAGACGCCTTCTAAGCGCCCCCAGCGCGCTCAGAGTGTCCTTACCCTTCCCCGGTTACGCGCGCCAGCACAGAGCCACACAGGGCTTGCAAGAAAACCTGTGACCTCTGACATTCACTTGACAACTTTGTTGTTGACTTCACCCCACTCTTCTGGTATAATGGTAGCATATCAAGTAAGGAGATATATCTATGAAGTTTTACGTTTCTCGCACTCACGTTTCCCTCGACTCTGGCAAGCCGGTCGGCTATGAAACTGTGCTTACTAAGCCCGACGCTGCCAAGCCTACCCGCGAGATGCTTCGACGCATGCGCGCCCTTGGCATCCCCGATCTGCACATGTGCGAGCATCCGGCAGGTTCACGCCGCTGGGGCAAGCTGGACCGTGAGCAGACCAAGCGCACCAAGACGCGCGCAATGACCATGGCTGATGTTGCGGCTGACCTTGCCGAGCTTGAGAAAGAAGCGGCCGAGAAAGAAGCAAGCAACGCTTGACACTTCTTTGACACAATCAACTTGACCTTTTCTTCCCCCGCGTGTATACTTACAGAGTAAGCACGGAGTTTCCAACATGACCGACACAGCCCCCAAGTTCAACCTCAACATGCACACCGCGCGTTTGCTTATGAGTGAGCCATTTTTCGCATCGCTCTCACGCCGGATCGATAAGACTCCGACCACCGCGATCCCTACCGCTGGCGTTCGCGTCAACCCTGAACGTGAGCAGTTTGAACTGCTATACAATCCAGAGTTTTTTGCTGCGTTGGATGATGAGCATAAGCTGGGTGTTCTTATGCATGAGTTCTATCACATCATTTTTGAGCATGTGACCGGGCGCAAGCCTATTGATGGCCTTAAGCGTATTGATAACATCGCCATGGATCTCGCTATCAACGGACTGCCCGAAATGGCCGGCAAGCTGCCAAGCGACTCCAACCCCGGCCCCATGATGCCATCCGGTGAGCCTATGAAGGGTTGCATCCCCGGAGAAGGTCCGTTTGCTGATCTGCCTACCGGCATGACCTACGAATGGTACTTGAACGCGCTGAAGAAGATGCAGAAAGAGCAAGAACAAGACGGTGAAGGTGGATCCGGCGGCGAAGGTGGCGATGCCTTCGATGGTGCCGACTCCTTCGATGACCATGATGCTTTCGGTGACACCGATGGTACCGCCGGCGAGATTGCCAAGGAACGATTGAAAGATGCCATTAAGAAGGCGGCCGAAGACGCCAGCCGCGCGCGCAACTGGGGATCTGTGTCATCGCAGATGCGTAAGGAGATCATGGATCGCATCCAGACGCGCGTAGACTGGCGCAAGGTGATGCGTTACTTCATTAAGACCAGCCAGCGCGCTGATCGTCGGTCAACGCCTCGACGCATTAACCGGCGTTTCCCACGTATCCACCCGGGCAAGCGCGTACGCCGTCATGCCAAGATCGCGATTAGTATCGATCAGTCTGGATCGGTGGATGATGCGATGCTTGCCGCGTTCTTCGCCGAGCTTAACGAACTGGCCGACATCGCCGAGTTCACCGTGATCCCCTTTGACTCTGAGGTTGGAGAAGATAAGGTCTATGTCTGGAAGCGCGGCCAGACGCGCCCATGGGAGCGGGTTCTGTGTGGTGGAACGTGTTTTAATGCACCAACCCGCTACGTCAATGACAACGGCTTTGATGGCCACATCATCCTGACCGATATGATGGCCCCCAAACCTATCGCCAGCGCATGCCAACGTATGTGGATGACCACCAAAGCCTACGCAGATCGCCCATACTTTCAAACCCAAGAGCGTGTAATCGCTATCGACGTATAAACGAGGATAAACCTATGAAAATCAAAATCAAACGTACAGATAACTCTGGAGTCATCAAGGCATGGAAGGCCGGAGAGCATGCTAAAAATGGTCGCGGCTCCCTCCACACCGATGGGTCTGCGTTGTACTCCTATGACCTACACATTGGCCAGCGCACGGCCGCCGGCGTGTGTGTCCTTGCGGACTACACTGCCCGGGCCAAAGGCTACCACTCACAGACTACATCTTGTCACGTGAACCTCGCCAAGCGCGCCACAGTGGGCGGTTCGGTTGTGACCATGAATCCCAAAGTTTGGGCGCACTCGCCACTCAGTGAAAGGGTTCCTTTTTAAGATGGATAATGTTATAAACCTTGCCGAGTTTAGGCGCGCCAAAGAAGAAGCTGAACTTGATGAAGAGGTCACACACTTGCGCGAGCTTCTGGACGCCGTTCTGGCGTCCCTCCCGGCTTTAGACATGTCTCCTATGGTTCTACCACTTGGGGACGCTCTGGAGCCTTTCCTGACCCCGCAAACAAACCTTTCAGGCTATGAAGACGATACAACATAGCCCGCTGGTAATCGGCCAGTTCAGGGTGGGCGATCTTGTGCGTGTCCTCGATGGCACTCATGACCCTGCGCTCCCCTCTCACCGTACTGGGTTGGTGGTTGAGGTTCTGGAAACCACATCCCACTCTGTAGGCAACAATATCTATAATGTCCAGTTTGGGGCTTCGATCCTCAAGTTTCACCCGATGTGGCTGGAGGCTGTAAACCCTTGACATTCTCTTGACAGGATCCGCTTGACCTTTGCTTTCGACACGTGTATAATAAGGTATAAGATCGAGCTTCACCCCCAAACAAGGACTTTTTTCATGACTTACGGACACACCATCAAGATCGGCGACACCATCACCCTTTGCCGCGAGCGCATCGCAAACAAGTACGGACATGGTGGAACGCCCACCGCCTTGCCCGTTGGCACCAAGGCCCGTGTGCTTCGCGTTGAGAAGCCTTTCGCACATCAGACATGTCACTATGTGGATGTCGAGTTCATCGGCTACACCAACGACGATGGCACCCCTGTGCGCGGCGGCAACTGGCACGCCGGCGCTTTCGGAGAGTATTGGGACAACTTCTTGATCCGGGTTTCCGGGTCTGTGGAAGAGAGAACGGCGATGTTTGCCTTGTGCGCGGTGGGTTCCACTAATATCCCCGCCACTGATGGCGCCCCGGCCTATTTTTGGCGGGGAGCGGATGGCGAGTATCACGCTGCTCGTACCTCCTAAACTCCAACGGGGCGCGCGGCCCCAAACAAACCTTTTACTTTACGTTCCACAACAAGGATTATTCAAATGACCGATATTCAACTTTCAACCTCCACTTCCGAAGACTCTGTAACCATGGGTCCGCTTGAGCGCGCCGAGAATACAGCGAACGCCATCGTGCTACAGCTTGGACTTTATGCCGAGATGCAACTGACACGCACCGAGGGGCAAATGACTGATGAACTTGAAGAGAAGTTTGCCACCATCTTTGCGGCCACCATGGATGCGGCCCAAGCGTGATCATTGATTTAACACGGGACGAAATAATCGAGTTGATGGATTGCGTTGGTAACCGAATCGACGATCTGCAAGATTGTGCGATGTTTGGCGATGCTACCGAGATTGTAAGCGAGATCGAAAACCTTGAAGGGTTAACGAACAAGCTGGGTAATGCTGCGGGGACTTCACAAGTATGAGCTTAGAACTACCTGTGCGCGTAAGCATGAACCCCCTTATAGCGAGACTGCAAAGTAGCACCTACGCCATCAGTGGCGGCACGTGGATCCCTGTGCCTGAGAATACGACCCGCGCGGACCTTCCCAAGTACATGACTTGGACCCCGCCATCAGACGGCCCACAAGCCCCGTCAGGCAGCGTTTGGACCGTCCAAGGGTCCAAGGGTCAGGCTTACACCGTGGAGGCCGTCAGCGGCTCCCTAAGCTGCTCTTGCAAGGGCTATCAGTTCCGGCGCGCATGCCGCCACATCGAAGAGGTAAAACAATATGCTAAATGATTGGCAAGTTATGATTTTAGACAATGGCATGTGGCTCTTGCCGGTTGGTGTCCTTGTGTTGGCTGCGTTCCCGTGGAAGCATTGGAACAGCTTGATTGATGACGAGGCTGTAAATGAAAGTAGGTGATTTGGTAAGGGTGCGTATGCCACATAGAAATCCCAAGAATGGGATCGTTATTGAAGTTGCCCGTGACGATTATAACTGCGTCTGCGTCATTCAGCCGAATGACGGTAGCCGGAAGATTTGGGCTAATCCTGTTGACTTGAGGTTGCTCAATGCAAGTCGGTGATTTGGTTAGACGGAATAACTTTAGGCGCTTGCCGGGTGTCACCGGTGTGCTGGGCGTCATTGTCGGTACCGAGAGTCACGCGCTCACAGACCGCAACGGTGCGGTTGAGCATTGGTGGCGCGTCCTTTGGAGTGGAAGCGGGCAACTGGGTTTCGTGCTGGAGGAAGACTTAGAGGTGATCAATGCAAGTCGGTGATTTGGTTAAAGTGGATACAAAGCACTACGGCACAAAGATGGGCTTGATTGAGAAGATCGATGAGGATGTATTTGGGTGTGATGTGACTGTGCTGGTTATGGCCTCTCAGCGGCGTATAGCGGCTAACCCATGGGACGTAGAGGTGATCAGTGCAAGCGGGTGACTTAGTAATGTATAAGCGCACGATGTTTCCCCCCGTTGTAGGTATTGTTGTTAAAAATGCCGAGAAGGGCAAGTGGAAAACTGCTTGGTGGTCGATCCTGTGGACAGACGGTAAAACTGAGATCGTTAGTGAACGAAATCTAAAGGTGATCAATGCAAGTGGGTGATTTAGTTAGAGATACAGAGCGGGGAGATCTTGGGCTTATTATAAAAGTCGCTGCGGATCTTGTAAAAGTCATGTTTAGCGATGAAACTGAATGGTTCTCACAAACTTATTTGGAGGTTATAAATAAATGAAGTCTAAACTCTATGAACATATAAAATGCTTCGACGGATACAGTGTGTCAGTCCAAGCGGGCGTTAGTAAGTACTGCGTACCGCGCGATGATATTGGCCCCTACACTGAGGTAGAGCTTGGGTATCCGAGTTGGCCGGATCCACTGCTGGATCCCTACGCAGAAAGCCCTCAGAAGCTCACAATGACCGTTTATCCGCATGTACCGGCTAACGTAGTGAGGGATTTGGTTGTGAAGCACGGCGGCGCCACATCGGGCGAGGCTCCGGCGGGTGTTTTGATACTTAACGCTAACATCTTACATATCGAGGAGGATAAAACTAATGACGAGGGATAGAATAGTAACGGCGGGAATCACTATAGTGATATGGGAGTTTAGATTTGATATTGCAGGTCTGCTAACTTCACTGCTGGGTATGACATGAAACAGCCGGCGCCATTCCTTAAACCCGGAGAGCTATACAGACTCAAGGGGTTAAAGAAAAATAAAGACTATACACACATGCAAGCCTACGCTTGGGGAACCCAAGACTTGCGCCTATTAACTGCTAACCCAAACAATCGTTATAACTATGGCAGCAAGTTGTATACAGATGGGGATTTGTTTGTATGCATTAAAGTAACGGATGACGACATCTATAATAGTAAGGGGATCAAACTTGCGTATCTCCTGCTCGCGCCTGATGGCCGGCAAGTGACACTTCCCCATTATCTAAACAAAGGCAAGTTCGCGAGGGTAAAAAATAAATAATGGTACATCATCTATACATCAATGAAGTGTTGTTTGAGACTTATACTAAAATATCTGATGTCTTCCATGCCTTTAGTAACTGGAAGGAGATGGGTTTAGATGTGAGAATAGCATTTAATATCCAGAGTCTTAATATTAACTATAGCCAATACTCTCATGAGATTCACAGTACTGTTAGGTCACATAGCTTAATAGAGCGAAGACCTTAGTGTGTAATACACATTGTGTAGTGTAGTGGATCGTAGTGGGTGGTGGTGGTTTATCCGATAAAGATTAAAGGAAATGCAAATGTATTTGTTTTTTAAGTGGTTGCGAATGAATGTGCTTATTTCTTTAGGGGTTTAGTATATACACACCCAACACGTGTCAAGCACTATTTTGTGTCAAGTCGTTTATTGTCCGTATACATTTTGATAGAGTGGTAACATATACGGTGTGACATATGTGACAGCAATGCAGCCTACACCGCCGCGCTTTCAAACAAACCTTTCTCGAACGTACATGACCATTAATGCGACTGCGTCCAGCGTAACACACGATGTTACATTATGCTACAAAACAATATAACTAACCGGCGGTGCAAGGAGTGCCGCGTACAACATAATATAATCCTCTCCCTATAGGGGGAACCTTAACTAAGCGGCTGTAATCTCAGAGCTTTTAAAATGTTACAAAATGCGACAATGCGTTAATGGGGGAGTGCGTCATGACGTTGGCTATGCGATTGTGCCGAGAGTAATACTATTTAATCATGGAGGCTTAACAGATTAATGCGTGAGACTACTAAAGAAAGAATAAAACATTACAGTAAGTTGACATCGAGCATTGCGTTCGGTGCAATGTATTGGGTACCAGTGTTAGGTATAGTGTATGGTGCCATGGCGTATCACATAGTATACAGTAGAACTGACAAGTAACTGACGCTCACTTGACAAACATATGACATGTCACACTATGTGTATCAACATGTATCACTTCTAAATAACCAAGGTTACACCTAGCATATGGGGGTACCCTCCCCCTCCCCCCGTACCCGAATGTATGTATCGGTGCTTGACAGGGGGCGTAGGCCGTGCCTTACCCCTTCTCGCGATGCGCCTAAAAAATTCCCAAACTTTAGGGTTAACAAAGTTTTAACATTATATTTAAGTGAAAAGAAGGCGGTACCATGCATGGCTCAAAAAATACCCAAAGAAAAACTACGAGACTTGTACAAGCACAGCGCTAATGGGCTGCTAGACCCGGTACAGTGCGCCGAATGGCTGCCACGCGTGTGTGCCATGGCGTTGGACCTGTTGAGGGAAGCAGAGGCACGTGAGAGGGCCATGGCAATGGCGCGGAGAATAGAGGACTTCAGAAAGAGGCGCGGAGGGTGAGCCGGCGATCAGAGATTCACGTGGGAGACCTAGTGACGCGGACATATGATTACGTAACCGACTCTATACCAGACGCAGCTAATCAGCAACCGTACGGTATTGTATTAGAGGTTAAAGCGAATCAGTTTAAAGATAACAATGATAGCGTGGTTGTGTACTGGTTTAAGGAAGCTAGCGTGAATGCGGAGAAGAAGAGAGTGAATAACGCGCGGTTTTTAAAAGTAGTGAATAGTACGTACAGCTTATAGTTATTAATATGGCTAAACGTTACGCGCGCAAACTAATTGGTGCACAGATCGAGTTAGTACCAATGTGCCCGCAATGCCGCGGGAGCATATATTGGTCAATGTACGGTGGGCGCGAGGGCGACCGCGCTGAGGCCTATTGCTCTAATAACGCATCTGCTAGCCGCATCATAATTGAACCGGAGAAGATGGTGACATGTCATTGGGAAGGCTATGTTCTACGAAACAGGAACGGTGCTGTTGATATATTTAGCATAGACGGATGTAGCGTACCGCATAAAGTAGTGCGCTACAGAAAGCCGGCTAAGTAAAGTTTACATTCTTCAGAGATATCTGCTAAGATTTCTGAGCAATTTAAGTAGCCTCATTGACTTTTGATACTATTTATGGTATGATACCAACAATGAATATCGTCAAAGCGCTAATTCTTGAGGAATTGACCAAGTCTGACAAAGTGGAAATCAAATCCATGATCTCCAAGGAACTGGACAAGTCACTCAAGAAAGAACTTAAGTCTGCTCTCGAAGAAGAGCTTACTAAAGCCCTCAATTCCAAGTCTACCAAAGAAGAGATTGCGGAAATCACCAAGAAGGTGATTAAGAAGCTCTACAAAGATTTGTCCTACCATCACCCTTACATCATCGACCGAATCAAGGTATAACATGAGAGACCCATTTGCTGCCCAAAGACGCATTGCGTATGAAGGCGATTTTATTAAAGACATGTCGCCGCTTAAGCGTTCTCTTGGCATGGTAACTCGCATCGATGAAGATACCGGCATGATGCAGGTCAAGTTCCCCAAGGTAGGAAAATTAAGTTGGGTTATTTGGGATAATCACGGACATTACATAGTTGTATAGACTACATATGTGGTATCATTCTGGAGATATAAATAATGGCTAAATTTTTAACTGCCTTCATCATAACTGTGGCTTTTTTGTGGGCTAGCACTGATGTGGGCGCCGGCGAAAGCATACATGCGCCTTCTGCGCCACACAAAAGAATCGGCCCTATCGTGTTAGAGAAAAAAGTTAACATGCTTAAGGTTCCTGCGAATAACTGTATAGTTAGTGGTGGGGAGCAGGGCCAAATTTTGGAGCGGTATGCGCTTCAATGCACCAATCGTCGCAATTGGCTCAATATCGATTTTGCCGACAAGGAAGAAGCCTTATAGGAGACCCATATTTAATGTGGGGGATGTTGTGTATGATACGATTAATCACGATGTTGGTGTTCTGCTTCGACGTTATAACATCTTTGAAGAAGATTGGCGCGAGGAATACGATGACTGCGGCGTTGTGATGGTGTGGGATTTGTATTGGACGGGGCCCAATGTGTTGCCGGTGCACGAGCGAATGCAAACTTATACGGAAGAAGGCCTTGAAATATTATTCGATTCGGGTGCATTATTACTTTACAAAAGTATTTAATGTATGATTGATGCGATAGAAGAAGAAGTTGGCGCCATAACCCTCTCGGTTGGCGATATGATTATTGACAACGCTAGCGGCGACGTTGGCGTACTCATAGAGCGTGTCCACCGAATCGATATGGCGCTCGATGACATGTATTTTTGGAAGATACGATGGACTTCGCTAGCGGATGGAGAAGACGAACGATATTTAAATAACTTTTTAGAAGAAGATTACTTGAAAATGTCTATCTTTCTTGGTATAATAAAATGGCAATCAACAAATGGAGTTACCTTTGAGCTATAATTGGAATGTATATAAACTGTTTAAAAACGGAAAACGGGCGAAAGCACCGTTTCACGTGTTTGAGTACGATGACCCTGCGAGTGTAGGGGAATATTATGAGGAAGAATTTAAGGAAAATTTTACGGAAAAACTTCGCGGATCTAAGATTATGATTTTGAGGAGCGACTTACCACAAGGTCGACAAGTTGAAGATGAACTTGATTTTAGGAAAAAAATACAAAAAAGAAAAAATCGCGTCTTCGCCAAATATCTCAAAAATGTGGACGCGTCGGCATTCAAAAATTGCCAAGTCGCGGGGGGCCTTGTTCTATCCAAAGAAACAAACTGGAAGTGGCAATGGGCGGCGCTTGAATCTGGCACATCTCGTTATCTTGCCGGACTGTCCCCTCCCTTCTCTACTTCGTCGCGCGCGGACGAGTGGATGAGCGAAGAAATATCCAAACTATGATGGCTGTTAATAATTGCTTCCTGTGGGAAATAAAGAAGGGCGACTTAGTCAAACTAAAAGATTACCCCACCGGTCGTGAAGACGATTACATATATGTTAAGGGGATCGTGATTAGCGAGATCAAGCATAACAACGAACAACAACTACCAATTTGGCCAAGTGTTGATGTTTATGTCTTCCAGACTGGAACTGTGCGTGAGTGTATTCCCGGGAGCGTGGAGATCATTTCTATTTCGTAAGGTGGTGCCTATCTATATGTGAAGGGGGAAGTAAGGTGCTTAGTAAGGTCTTTTATTACGCTTCACTCACCGGGATTATAATAAACACCCTTTTGTTTGGGTTCGCCACTTATATGGGTGATTTTTCACTCCAACTACTAAGTATTCTTAATATTTTTTTACTTAATTTTGTTTTCTTGCGAGAATAGCTTCAACACCCTATAGTTAAAAGTATGGGGCGCACATGGAAAATACTAACCTTCTTGGGCATTCTCGCGGCGTGTCATAGTGACTATGGTGTCACAAAAATAAAAGACAAGCCGATCCCGGGTGAAAGTGTTCCGAACATCACGGTTGAGCCGGCAGAAATCAATTTCGGCGCCCTTAATGCAGAGGCAGAGTCGGACTCACAAACTATTACAATTGGCAATATAGGGGTAGATACCCTTGTAGTCGATGAAATCAGTCTCAATGCCGATGGCGCTGTATATACTTTAACAGCTTTGAATGATGAGGACGGTGAGTTAGAACCCGGAGAAGAAGCAACATTCAGTATCACATACGACCCCGATACTTATTCTACGGATGCCGGCACGATCCATATCGATTCTAATGACCCAGATGACTGGCGTGTTGAGGTCCCTATTGCGGGAACTGGTGATGCTCCCGTTATCTGGATTGATCCAGACTATTATGATTTTGGCACCACGCTTGTTGGTTGTGAGGAAACTCAAGAAATCTCCATATGGAATTTGGGTAACGTGGAACTTGTAGTAGACCGTATTGACTATTTTATTACTTACCCTGCAGACCTTGGCATCAACGATTACGAAACGATCAACGGGCCGCTGCCATGGATTATCTCGCCCGGTACCTACGCCATGGTGGAAGTTTTTCATAATCCAATGGATTTGGAAATAGATTACGGCGACATCGATGTCTATTCTAATGACCCACATACTCCGATAGCAACGTCTGAGCAGAGCGCGGTCGGAAGTTACGACTCAATGTATGAAGAAGTATTTGAACAAAGTGAGATAAACGAAGTCGACATATTGTTTGTAGTTGACAACTCTGGCTCGATGGGTGGAAACCAGACCAACCTAAAAGACAACATTGAAAGTTTCATGAACGTTTTCATACTTTCCGGAATCGACTACCACATAGGGTTTATTACTACAGACTCAGCCATTAGTGTGGGCGGGATCGTTGATGACACTGCTATTGATCCAGTCGGCGATGTGCAAGGCATTATTGACGGTATAGGTACGCGCGGCAGCGCTCATGAGAAAGGGATACACTACGCGTATGAGGCACTCCAAACTGGCGCCGACTTCGGGCCCGGGAGTACTTTCTGGAGAAATGATGCAAAGCTAATCATAGTTTTTGTATCTGACGAAGACGACACCTCAACAACATCGCCCCATACTTTCTACACTTATATTACCGCTGTTAAGGGGGGCGCTGATTATGTTACTGCTCATGCGGTCGCAGGAGACTATCCCGGCGGATGCAGCGCTAATGGAGGTGCTGTTGAGGCTCATTTATATCATACCGTGGTTGGTTACTTACACGGCACTTTTCTTTCAATCTGTGCTGATGACTGGGGCACACCATTAGAAACCTTAGCAAACGAATCTATCCTCAAAACATCTTTTACACTCACGAAACAAGCAGTGGAAGACACTATATACATAGAGGTGGACGGCGTTGTCAACACCGAGTGGACTTACGATAGTTCTGCCAACGCCGTTAGTTTTAATGAGGGCCACATACCGCGAGCCGGATCCGATATTTATATCAGTTATAATCCTGTTTCGGAGTGTATGTAATATTTATACTACAAGGGGAACCGTATGAAACATTTATTATTATTAGCTGCAGCACTAATGTGCATTCAGCCGGCGATGGCAGCTGAAGCCAAAGTAGCTAACACATTTGATTCTAAAATCAATACTGAGCCAGTTCCGATTAGTGCTGGCATGACGAGTGCTGAAAAGAAGGTGAGAGATGCTGCCGTAAGAGTTGTCACTTCCAGAGGTGGCCATGGATCAGGATCGCTTATAAAATATAAAGGCCTCACTTTAGTATTGACAGCACAGCATGTTGCTGATGGTGTTTTAGGAACCGACTACTTGATAATGAGAGGCGCCGAAGTAAGGAGATCGATTCTGGTACACGGTGATCCACTACATGATATAGCAATTCTATATATGGTAGAGCAATTCGAAAATGTTGAGCCTCTTAAATACGCGCCGAGCACTGAGCTAGCTTCTGTTGGACAGGAAATCACTTACTCTGGCTTTCCCTCTTCTCATCAATTGATGACCTTCAGAGGGCGCGTGGCGGGTTATGAAGTGCTTAATGGGGCGGGGGTACAGATACTTCTTCACACTCATGGGTGGTTTGGCTGCAGCGGGTCTGTTGTTTACGACAGTGATGGCAAAATAGTTGGTATTCTATGGGGCGTCGATGTAGAACACAGGCCAGATTTACAAGTTATTGGTAACTTAATTTGGGTGCAACCAATTCAAGTCTTAAATTTAGATCACTCTTTGGAAGCTCTTTGCCGCACCGGTGTTATTAAAGCCAAAGCATGCCAGTAAAATAATGAAAAAATGGCACAATTTTCTAAATGAAGTCAAAAAAAAGCGCAAAATTATCGCTTGTGTTATTTGTGTTGATAAAAAAGACAAAGTTTTAGTTATTAAGCGCTCCAAAGATGAAGATACTAAGCAGGGACACTGGGATCTGCCGGGTGGGCACGTTGATGATGAGGACAAATCGATTGAAGACGGGGCTCTTAGAGAATTAGAAGAGGAAACCGGACTGACATCATCTAAAAAAGATCTCATTTATGTTGCTAAAGTTACCACTGGTGATGCAGATAAGTATTTTTATACAACCACAGAGTGGTCTGGTACAATAAGGTTCCGAGAAAACCCTAAAACAGGGGCTATTGAGCACAGTGATTCAAAGTGGGTCTCCATTGAAGACGTAAAAGACGATAAATCTCTCGAACTAAGAACATTTCCAGCCTATTTATTGGACAGAGCATTGGAAAAACTTAGTTAGGTGCTTTTTGTGATTGGATCACACTTGTGGATGGATAAACTATGAAAAAAATGAATAATTCTTGGCGAAATTTCTTAAATGAAAACTCACGGGCAGAAAATGTCCCTTTCAAAGACACAAGAATTCGAATAAAACTCGAAAACAAACAAAACCTTCTTCGAGAAGTGACCTATGATGAATTCGACCACATCGAGAAAGCTATAGATGAGCTATCGTACGATGATTTAGCTTTTCAAGAGATTTTTGGCGATAGGTCGCGCATTGTTATTGATTTTCCTTCTCTCGATCAGAATTCTGAACTTGGTAAATTTGTCAATTTATTACAAAATGATTTTGGTTTAGAGGCTGATTGGAATAAAGGTATGATATCGGTCGAAAGAGAGTGGGAGGACCACATAGGGGCAACCGAGCGGATAGCACAGTTTATGGGACCTCCCGGGCGCGTTGGGTTCGGGACCTCAAAAAAAATAAAAAAGAAACTTCAAATGAAAATCGGCAAATATTTGACCAAAGTTGATGACTTAATAAACCAACTTTCAGATTTAAAAGTCGAAGTGGCCAAAAAGGTCCACGCAGGACATGCGAATCCACTCAGCGCAGCTCGCTTAGCGAATATTGACATGCGAACTGCACGGGTGACTATTGGTGAGATGGAAGAACATCTTACCGAAAAGGAGAACCAAAGATATGAGCAACTTCAAAACCAGCTGTCTCTTCTCACCGGCCGTTCTCTTCTAGGCGAATTTCGTAATTACTTTTTGAGTGATAAAGAGAAATATGCGTGGAAAGAGCAAGAGCGCGCGCGCCGAGAACAACAAGATAAAGCCGACATAGAACACAATAAAAAACCAAGAACCCGACAACCGATTATAGTCCCAGAAACGCGTTTTGTAGATTGGGGAAAATACTGGCTCAAGAACGCGAAATATATTAAAGAGAACATTGATTCAGTGGAATCTGATCAATATTCAATTATTATTACACGAGACCCTATTGATGTTTGGCGCATGTCAGACTTTGAACATATTAGTTCTTGTCATTCTCCCCCTTCTAGAGGAGGAGGAGGAGAATATTATAAGTGTGCCGTTGCGGAGGCTCATGGACATGGAGCCCTCGCATACGTGGTGAAGACAGAAGATTTACTTCATGACACCAATACAAGTAATATAGACAGTGCAGAGCAAGAAATTCAAAAAGGCGAGATATTTCATGATGATGAAAGAAACGCAGATTCGGGATACCTCACACCAGTTTCCCGGTTAAGAGTTCGCAAATTTCGTTATTATGACACTCGTACGCCGGTGCGCTGGGATGAGGGTACTCAAGTAGCCTCCGTAGAAAGGCGTGTATATGGCGCTCAGATTCCCGGTTTTCAAGACCGCATGATTGATTGGCTGAGAAAAAACCAAAAAGAGCAGATGGAAAAGGCGCCCATGGTAGGCGATGGTTCTATACTCAACTTAAGCCATTTTGTTCAATTCGGAGGTACACAATATGATACTCCCTTGAGCTTCCAACTGGTAGATTTATTTGGCAATCAGATCGAGGGAACGGAAGGGCACGTACAGCAGAACAGTGAAACAGAGGATGATTTAGATAATGAACTTTTACTTGGAGGCCTTATCCAACAATATCAAACTGAGTGTGACAATATTTCGGATAGATACAATAACAAATTTAGATCTACCGACGTCACAGGCACTGCAGTTGACGATGGAGGGGGCGGCGTTTATATTACTTGTGAAGCTAAACTTTATATATACTGGAACGCCGATGATTTTACAAAAATGCCCGGTGTAGAGATGATTAGCCATGGTTTGCAAGAATTAGAAGGGTCATGGGGAATAAACTGGCCCGATAGCGACTACCCATATATATTCGAGAAAATGTCCAATCGGTGGAAGCTCCCGATCACAGTCAACCCAGAAAAACTAGTAGGATTTGACGGGCAAGAATATGCGTATGCGCCGGATAACTATGAAGAGTTTTGTATTGCAGTTGATGAGGAAGTTGACGACATGGATGGCGCCGTTGAACAAGCGTTGACTAAATTTTTTCAACGAGAAGGCTACATGGCTGGTGGGGCCGCGATGGTATTAGGTCGTGAGGTGATGTATGATGAAATGGGCCTTTATCACTGGGAATCTGAAGCTGAAGAAAGTAATGAGCCTGACGAGTTCGAGTTTGTACAATTTACTGCCCACCCAGAGGTCTGGTACAAGGATTTAGGAGCATCTGAAGAACAAGCTATGCAGATTATGAATGATCGCATTTTCTGGCTTGAAATTCGCCGGCGGATGGCAGCGCCGGCATTTGAGGCCACTGGTGGTGCTATGTACCCACAAATGCCGCTAGATATGGATTTGTTTGGTGAGGATGGGACAGAAGGCGAAAGCCAAGAACTTAATTTGTATTTCTCAATATATGGGGAGGACCCTGACGAACAGGTTAATGTTCTCAAAGAATTAGTAAATATCTGGGACGACCAAGACGAGATTGACCGAGTGGCTAGCGAGGTTTTTCGTGATATATTTCAAAAGAAAGTTAATATGACGGGTACTCCGGTGGGAGACCTCCGAGAAGAACTAAGCACATTAAAAATTGACAGACTGTTGCGGCGCCTTAATGAGATAGAAGAAACAGCAGATGCAGATTTAGACAAGTGGCTGGCGGATAATAATATTAATCTAAAAGATGTAGTGACTAAAAATGATACCATTAGTATGGAAAGTCACAAGGAAGAGATTGACAGTTATGTATCACAAGTAGAGTCAGGACCAAATAAGGGTGATGTTCAAGAAGATATATGGAAAAAGCTTTGTGATGAAGGAATTAACAAACCTGTGATAATTGATCAGACAGGTGTGAAAGAATTAGTTGTAGGTGGCGCCAATCGCTTCGTGGCAGCACAGAAGTGCCTGACAAATATAGCGCTTCCAATTATATATATTTCAAGGAAAAACGAGTAATCATGCCGGCCAACGAATACAGAAGATGTATAGGCACACTATTTATAGGCGAATACAATATTAATCAGCAATTGTTGCTGGAAGGTTACGCCGAGGAATACAAATGAAACTGATACTTGAAAATTGGCGCTTATTTGCCGAATCACACACGAAAGAACACGAAGAAGAACTTAAAACCATTGTTGGAGAGCTTGAGAAAGCCTCTGAAATGCATGCCGGTCAGGCTAAACGTATTCAGCAGATGCTTGACGAGACCGATGACGATAAATTAAAAGAAGAGCTTGAAGAAAAGAAGAATAAAGCTGGAAAAGAACAAGGCGCCGACGGAAAAGCCTGTTGGGATGGATACAAGTACGCCGGAACAGAGGACGGCAAGGACAAATGTGTCCCCATAGAAGAAGAGCAAGATCTTGATACTATTATCGATGAAGAAATTGAAGCAGTTTTGGACGAAAAAAAGAAACCATGTAAACCCTCTAAAGGGAAGCGTTCTGCAAAGCGTGTAGATGGCAAATGTCGTTCATTTGGGCAAGCAGGGAAAGCTAAAGATGGCGGTGATCGCATCCGGCCCGGTACAAAAAAAGGTGACGCGTATTGCGCGCGGTCAGCAAAGATTAAAAAATGTAAGAACCCACCTTGCGCTAACGCATTATCACGTAAAAAGTGGAAATGCCGCGGCAGTAAATCAGTGGCGTAATAATTATTCTAAGGAGAACTTAACAAATGGCATATAACACTTCAAAAGGTCCGCGGGGCTTAGGAGATATTAAGAACGAAGATGATCCGGATACCCAGATTGACTTTGGTTCCGACTCAATTACTTTGGCAACTAGTGGATCGGCTAGGCTCACAGTTACTAATACATCAATAACAAGCGCAGTCGCTTTAACCGCATCTGCATTTTCAGGGGATGGGGCAGCGCTCCAAGGAATCACTGGTTCTGGTGGCACTATGTCTAACTGGACCATTGCAGGTGACACCGGCACAACTGCAATCACCAATGGCCAAACAGCTACAATTGCCGGCACTGCGCCAATTTCAACCGCCGAATCCGGTCGCACAGTTACGGTCTCGCTGGACGCTACCAGTGTCAGCGCAGGTTCATATACATATTCTAGTTTAACTGTAGATGCGCAGGGGAGACTCACAACAGCAGGGAATGGTGCTGCACCGTCTATTACGACTCTTTCAAATGCAGGCAGCAATCGAATTATAACTTCTGATGGAGGTTCTCAGGCTTCCGCCGAAAGTAACCTTACTTTTGTTGGAACTACCTTAATTGTGGCGGGAAATATATCTGGCTCTGGCAAGATCACAGCTGGGGGTGAGTACCTTACTGGCACCCTTAATGTAAGTGGTTCAGACGATGGGATTCTTCTCGCAGCTAAAAGCAATATGGCGAACCCGGCGTTTGTTGTAAAGGGAAATGGAAATTTTGGCATTGGTACTGTGGCGCCGCTCTATGACTTACATGTTAACGGCGCGGGAGTGACGGAAGCAACAATCGATGCTGGGGCAGGTGCTGATGCTTATTTAAGATTTGCGACCAACGGCACTGCTAAATCATATCTTAAGCTTGGGTCTGGTGGAAACTTAATAGTAACTCAAGATGCGACAGGTGGTGATTTGTTGCTGCAGGCTAAGCCCGGTGGCGCCAACACTACTTATTTGACGTTAGATGGCGGGAGAGGTACCTTAACAGCTTCTGTAAGTTTATCTTCTTCTGCAGATATTGTGGCTGCTGGAACAATTAAAGCCAACACTTCTCTTATTGCCAGCGGTTCATGGTATAGGAATTTTAGTACGAAAGGGGCAAACTATACTTTAGGAACTTCTGATAGCATTATTTATATGAATACAACACAAGTTCTTACTGCTTCTTTACCCGACGCGACTACGGTCAATGGCATTGTGTATACCATTAAAAATGCCAATAGCAATCTTATGGTCATTGATGCTTCGGGGAGTCAAACTATTGATGGGGTGCGCTCACTCACTGGAACTCTCGGACAATCATGGACTGTTTCTGCTGATAATGATGTATGGCTCGTTCTCTCGTCACACAGTTCTTCGGCATAAAGGAAAAAGTAAATGAAACTCCTAATTGAAAATTGGCGAGGATACTTGAATGAAGGTAATTTTGATCTTCAAAGTTTCAAATCGTTACCTCAAGCTGTTCGCACACCGCAAATCGACAGCAATCAGGGCCGTCTTATGGTTGTAATAGATGTGCCGGGTCATGGACCAACTGCCTTTTATCGGAGCACTGGTACAGGAACCCCACAGTTAGGTACCGAAAACATGTGGCTGCCCGCGGGCGGTTATGGGTATTATAAAGACAACTTGCATCTTGCTAAATTTGAAAAATCAGGAAAAGTACCACCAGAGGGACATATTATGCACGACATTGGTGTTAGATTGGGAAAAGCATACGACAAGAAGCCGTTTCCAGAAACAGATATTTGGTCTTGGGTATCCTCGAAAGGTTTTCCGAGTCTTCAAGACTACCAAGTAGCCGGTCGAACTGCTCAGCTACCTAATCAGTTAACTTATTTTGCATATTTAACAAATGCTTGGCTAAACAGCTTAAAAGCACTTAAGCCACAGTGGGCTGTAGAAGGTTTGATGGGCGCGAAAGATGATAAAATAAATCCACCATTCAAACAACTTCTGGCTGATATTGAGCAAGCACTTAAACAAGGTTCATAACGATGAAGCTCCTACTTGAAAATTGGCGAGGATACCTTCTTACTGAATCTTATATCTTAGACGAAGATTTTTTTGATTCTTCAATTGAACAATTGTTCGATAAGCTAAAGGTTTTCGGGGATCATACTTGGATTTTCTTTGACACGGAGACCACAGGATTTAAGCCGGCGACTGATCAGCTAACAGAAATCGGCGCGATATCAGCGCTGCCCGACAATTGGCGGTTTAATAACGTTGAAGCCAAACGAGGAATATTTTATGATAAGATCAAGTTGAATTCTGAGACTTTGGCCGGGTTCGAAGCATCAGAAGACCCAAAAGCAAAGTTCCCTTTAGAGTTGACCCGCTATGGCATGCCAAGCGATGAGTATAAAGAGAAGTATCCAAAGGGGATGCCCGGTGAAGAAGACGTTCTCAGACAGTTTGTTTCATATCTTGAAAGCCAACCAAATCCAGTGTTAGTCGCACAAAATGCCGAGTTTGATGTTAACTTCATACAAAAAAGGGCTGATTTATATAATATACCGGTTAATATGCGAGAATACCCAATTTTTGATACAATGATGTTAATCAAATTATGGCATAACTCATTAATCAAAACATTAGCCGATAGCGGAGATGAGAGAGCGCAAACCATTCTACAAGCGCTTACAATGACCGGGAAGTTCGGTGATTATGTGACTGCTTCGATGGGCCCAGTTTCTAAAGCTTATGAGATTAGTACAGACGAGTGGCACAATGCTTTAGCTGATGTTAAGATGATGATGGAGATGACAAAGGTGATCTTCATGGCTCTGCAGGCATCCTCAGATGTAGACATCTCTAAATATCAAGGTAGAACCGCGTGGGGTCTTCGCAAGAAGAAGCGCGGATATCATAGGAGTGATAAATGAAACTCCTACTTGAAAATTGGCGAAAGTTTGTAAACGAAGAAATTTCGCTTGGTATTAACAACACCGACACTGCCACCATGGCTGGCGGACCTCGCCAAGAAGAAGAGGAGTTCTTAACGAGAGTCAAGAAGACCGCTGATAAACTCGGTTTCCACTATATTAAGAAACTTGGCAAGGGCCAAATGGGCGAAGTGTTTTTGGTCGAGAACAGAGAAACTGGTGAGCGTAATGCGCTAAAGGTTGTGACCGGGCGCCTATGGGGTGGGCCGGCCAGTGCTGATCAGGAAGCTAGAAACTATCGTTTTGCGATGGAAAATAAAGCTTCGATGCCTGAAAAATATGCCAAGTATCTACCTGATGTTTATGATGTGGTTGTAGGTGACAAAGACTACTATATCTTTATGGAAGTCCTCCAAGACATCCCAGAAAGAGTGAAAACTGATCTATTCAGATTAAATGATAAAGACAACGACTTGTCAAGGCACGAAAAGTATGCCACAATATTTAAAGACCCCGAGGCCGCATATGATGTTATTACAACCGTTCTATATGGGAACCTCATATTGAGTCAAGGATCCCGTGATGTTATGAAGAAAATCCTTATGGAGGTCCCGAATAAAGTTATAAAGAGGATTATTGATAATGATGAAGAAATCATTAGCTATAGCGATGAGGGCGCTGGGCCGGCGATCAACTGGGTTGCTCCGAGTGTGATAGTTGATTTAATCGTTGAGGAATCGCTACCCTATTTAAAACAAGACCCGGGGTGGTATGACTCACTCCCGGCAGTATTTAAAGAGTCACTTATAAGTTCTATTGAAAGAGTTCTCGAAAAACAAATAGTTCCTATACATCAAGGCCATGGTGAAGTTTCATTAGCTGGCCGCTCACCAAAGAGCATAGAAAAACTGTTTCCGGAAGCGCGGCAACTCATGAATGCGATGAGATATTTCCATGATGATCAAAAGTGGCAACCAAAAGATGTTCACTCTGGAAATGTGATGGTTCGGCCCGGGACAAAGGATTTCGTAATCACTGATCTCGGACTATTTAGCTAATATGAAACTCCTACTTGAAAATTGGCGTCAGTATTTGAATGAATCAAAGCTTCGTGTTTTTGATTTTGATGATACAATCGCAAAGTCCGATTCTAATATATATATTACAACTGATACCGGACAAAGAATCGAAATGACTCCCGGCGAATATGCAACTCACAAAATCAATCCAGATTATGAATATGACTTCTCTGAGTTCGATGAAGTTATCAACCCAAGAGAGATTAAGCAGATAACTAATATTATCCGTAACGCCCTTAACGCAGGAACAGAAGGTCGAGAAATAGCTATCTTAACGGCTCGGGCTCCGGAAGCAGAGGCCTCAATTCGAGATTATCTTGAGAGCATTGGGCTCGATACATCTATGATCACATTTGAGCTTTTAGGTGATTCAGATCCTCATGCCAAATCGTCTTGGATTCATGACAGAATTAGGGCCGGCGCAACAGACGTGTTATTCTTTGATGACTCCGGTAAGAACGTAGAGGCAGTGGAAGAACTAAGAGACGTCTTCCCTGACATCAAAATACGTGCAAGAAGAGTTAAGTATGCTGAAGATATCGACGAAAATATAGATCACGCAAATTAAACTTATTTTCTTCCCCCGGGGGAGACTAATTAAAATATCTCCGGAGGATTTATTATATGGCCGATTCGAATAGCTGGGAAACGTATTCAAAATTAGTTTTGCAACAGTTAGAAACTTTGTCACATGGCATCGAAGGCCTTCGGACTGAGCTGCAGGACATGAAGAGTCAACTAACAGAACTCAAAGCTAAAGAGGACAGAGTCCAAGATATTAAAGTCTGGAAAGAAAAAATGGATGATGTGGCATCGCCGCCTCAATTAAAATCAGCATTACAAGAAATCGAAGATTTAAAACAGTTCAAAACAAAGGCGATTACGACATTTACAGTCGTCCAATTTTTGATGGCCACAGCATTGGCATTTTCAAAATTCTTTTAAATTTAAGTTTTTGACACAATAGGGGCATATTTTGACTATGCATCCTACATGTACAGCGTCTAATTATTATATGGCTGCAACTTATGTTAACAAAGAATTATTAAAGAGAATCTTTAGCCAGATGAGTGGTACTATTGATGAAGATGATGAGTTAATTCCCGAATATGCCATACAGGGACAAGGGTATGATTGGTTTTATGACCCTTCTCAAAAATCAGTTGTACGAGTGGCGCGAGGTATTAAATGCTATATCCTAAGTGGTGAACAAGATGATTTAGGAAGAATTTTGGTATACACTGCGTCTAATGATGTTATACTAGTAGTGGCGGAAGAATTAATTTATACAGGGTTTGATTGATGTTATTTGAATTTGGCTTCTTTTGGAAATTTGCATTACTGATGGTATTATCGTGGGTGTCGTACGGAGTGTGGGGTTTTGAATTCACCACAGTCAGTCTTTTAGCGGCCCTATTGATGTGTCAAGTTAAAAAATCTATGTATCTTTAAATATGTTATGCGTTTTGTTGCTATTTAATTTTGACAATGAGCAACAAAAGAGCTACACGTGGAGCAATGGGCCGGCGGCGCCGGTATATCTTTAATGATACCTTGAAGAAAGGTGCGCGAGCCTATCTTGTGTATTATTATAGCACAGAAAATATCATCTTAATGACAGATGGACCTTTTACCGAAGAGGTGTCAGCATATGAAAAGATGAAGGATTTGTTACTTAAAGGCTATTGTGCTTGGATGGTATCGTATAATGAATGAAAAGCCAATCTTTGGTGAGAACTTTGCGGATCGGCTCGATGTAGGGGATATAGTGGAGTGGTCGCGATGGAATTCAGAAAAAAATGGCTGGGATATGCATTACGGGATAATTATTAAAGTAAAGAATGAAATTAAATCCAATAGACTTGTATCAATTTCGCGGGTAATTCCGATAAATGACGCAACCCGCGAACTAGAGTTTTTTACTTTAAGCTTAAGACTCGTTTCACCCTCTAAAAAAGAGGAGCTAAACCATGAACTCAAAAATTGACCACATAGCTATCTTGGTGGATGACTTAGATGTCGCAGAAAAGTGGTATAGCCAAAAATTAAATGGACTGGTAACTTTCCGAGATGAAAAATACACTAGAATTCAAGTTGCAAACACCAATATCGCTTTAATCGATAGAAACCACTATGCTAACGCCCATTTTGCGATTTTAGTCGAAAATAAAGAAGATTTGCCGACCAATGAAGGTATGGTAATCCATCATCGCGATGGAACTATAGGAGTTTATGTCGAAGACCCATTTGGGAACTATTTAGAATATATTTGGTATTCTCCGAAGCAAAAAGAGGTATTTTTGAATGATTGACATCATAAAGCCGTTAATTAAGCAGTTTATGCCGTTTGCGCAAGAAAGAATGGGCTTTCAAAACCCTCCAAGGCTCTTTGTACGGCGAGATGAACAAAATGCACAAAATCCGCTTGGGAAAACAGCATATTATGATCCAAGTGCGAAAGCCGTAACACTTTATATCAATGGTCGGCATCCAAAAGACGTTATGCGCTCATTATCACACGAGTTAGTACACCATACACAAAATTGTAATGGCCAGTTCGAAAATGTCGGTGAAATGGGTGAAGGTTATGCCCAAAACGACTCGCATCTCCGTGAAATGGAAAGGCAGGCGTATGAAATTGGAAATTTATGCTTCCGAGATTGGGAAGACAGCATAAAGCAGACTATTTATTTTGAACATCTACAAAAAGGAGTAGAAAAAGCTATGTCAATAAAAGATTGGAAGAATGGAGAGATTAAAAGTCTCCTAAGTGAGGCTTGGGGATTCAAAATGGATCTAACCAAGTTAAATGAAGATTATACAGGTTCAGACGACGCCGATAAGGACGACGATGATAAGATGGAAGCCGAAGGTGAAAACCTTGACGGGACACTCGAAGAAATGGGTTGTGGTAGTCATGAGCCAGAAACAGCGGAAGACGAGGTTGTTGTAATGCAGGGCGCAGACGATGAGGAAGGCCCGCAGGACCCCAACGCTATTGTTGATGAGCTTGGCGACCTTGTGGCCCGCTTACAGGCTGCTCTAGGCGGCATGGGCGGAGATGCTCAGGCCGACGACGAGATGGTTATTGATATCCAAGAGCGTTTCAAGAAAGCCCTCAAGAAGGCCCTTGTAGAGGGCGGCTCCAAGTCGGGCGATGAGGGTGCTGGTGATCACGAAGATGAGGAGGATTATTCTCGCGACGGTGATCGTAAAGGCGATGAGGATGAAGAGGGCACTGGAAAGGACTTTGAGAAGCGGCATCCGCACCACAAGGTTCATGATGATTCTGAGAAAGAGCACTATGAGGATAACGCTATGTCTGACGACGAGCATCTCAAGGCTATTAGACATCATTTAGACTCTCTTATTAAAGATCGCGACTACGACGATGATGAAGAAGAAGATTTGGATGAGAGGCGCGCCCGAGGTCGCAAAGACCCCCGTGTTCAGCGCGGTACACCTGATCCTAGAGCCCGCGCGATGCAAGAAGCTATCCGAAAGGCTATTACTGCATCGATTGTCAAGAAAACGAAGTAAGGAGATGACTCATGTCCTTAGAACAGGATTGGCAGCAATATTTGATCAATGAAAATATTGAAAGAGACATTTTTATGTATATTCAGTCTCTTCAAGAGATTGTAAAACACTTTAAACCAAAAACTTTGGCTGAAAAGCGCCGGCTGAGCATGGCTGAGCAAAATCTTAAAGAAGTACGCAAGTATGCTCGGCGGATGCAAAACAGAGTCGATTTGCTAGAAGAGAAGCTTAATATTCTTGAAGAAGCTTTAAATGAAAGCGAGGAAAAGTAAATGGGCGGCGCCGCAGGACATATGGCTCACCCCTTTGACCTTCCGTGGGTCAACGGGGGTTCCGATCTTTTAGATTTCTTTGATCGAGCCAAAACTTACGTAGAAAAGAAAGGTGCTGGTGCTGTCAAGATTGACGGCGTTAATGTTTCGTTTAAAGTTGTTGGCGATGACGATGTAAAGCAGTTTGCAGTCGATAGAGGCTCTTTAAAACCAATTGATATCGAAGGAATCACGATGAGGAGAGTGGATGACCGCTTTCCCGAAGGCCACGGCATGCGGCCGGCGATTAAAGCGCTTTTGGGTATTTTAAACAGCGCCATTGAAGAGATTAGACCGGAATTAGAGCAATTAGGAATGTGGGAAGACCCTTCTCGCTTTCTAAATACCGAATATGTCGCAGGAACCACAAATGTTACTCAATATGACGAAAACTTCCTTGCAATTCACGGTTTAAATCAGTTTTATCATAAAATTGGTAAATCGGGTGCTGCTAAGGGCAAGGAAAGGCCCGGTATGCAAAGGCCGGAGGGCGTTAAAGCTGCTAGTGTTGAAATACCTTATGAAGCCTCAATTATGGACTCTTTGGTCAAAAAAATGCAACCTTTTGCCGAACAATACGGATTTAAAGTTTATTCTTCGGTTCCAACAGAAAGATTGGTAGATATAGACATTGATTTTGATAATGCGTTAGCACAGCCGTTTACCGTTCGTATTTCGGATGATCGAGAGATTACTAAGAGCTTGGGTGAGTGGCTTCAAGAGGCTTCTAACCCTCGTTACAAAACTATTAAGCTAAAAGACGGAAAACGAACACATCCTCTTCACAAACAGCTTTATATGAATATTCTCAATCAAACTGTTCCAATTATAGATTTGATAGAAGATACAGATGCCGAGGCTGCTATTTACGGCGCTATCTTCATGCATGCCACCCGAGTACTCGGAAATGAAATTTTAAAGGGCCTAACAAGCCCTATGGGTGACGTAATGGGGCATGAGGGTGTTGTTCTACGTCACGATAAGATGTTCGGGCCTAATCCTGTTAAAATTACCGGGGAATTCATTGTTGGTAATATGGGAGGAGGATTTGGGCAAGTTAATGAGCAAGAAGATGACGAAGATAGTGCTATTGAATTAAACATTGTTGACAGTTCCGTCGCGGATGTCAACCCAGCCGCCGCTGCTGGAAAAAAGGTTGCCCTTGTTCCGGGGGCTTTTAAGCCACCTCACAGGGGACATCTTGCTATGGTTGAAGAATATGCAGCAAATAACGAAGTAGTTAAGGTTCTCATTTCTAATCCACTCAACACCAGCAGAACTTTAGAGGATGGAACTGTCGTCACAGCTGCACATGCAAAGGAAATGTGGGAATCGTTAGCAGGCCATCTACTCGCGCCGGGTGGTCCCGTTACTATTGAAATATCTGCTGCAGCTTCACCATTGACAGCTGCATATGATTTTATGGGTGACGGAGGGCCATTGCAGCCGGGTGATGTGCTTACATTGGGCTCAAGCGAAAAATGTGACGATTGGAAACGGTGGAATGAAGCCGAAAAGTATGTTAAAGATGGGGTAGAGCTGTTAGACCCTCGCAGTATCGCTTGTGCAGCAGCCCAACACGGGCCAGAATATATGGCACTTTTAGAGCAATCCCCTTTGGCAGCAGAGATGCCTAGCGTAAAAGATCCCAAGAAGGAGCCACGCGACTTCCATGCTTCTGATATGCGATATCTTTTAGGAAAGGCTACAGAGGACGTGGAAGCCGTAGAGCTGCTTGAAGATTTCATAGGTGGTGAAGGGGACGTATATGATTTTCTGTCCATCCTAGGCATCGACACGGGCCTTAATGAGCCCCTTGAAGAGGTATCTATGGCCTCGACCGGCGCAGTAGCCGGCCACTCTGGTGAAGACGAGCAAGGTAAAGGGGGCAAAAAGAAAGATGACCCTTTAGTTATGCGTACCTTGGGATTTACTCCGGGTAAGCGAGACACTAAAAAGAAAAACGAAAATATTGATATGAGTTTAGTTATGGATGTATATAAACTACTTATTGAAAGAGGAATTAAAACATGAATCATAAAGAAGAGCAGAACCTTAGATCTAGTATACGATCTTTGATCCGCTATGTCAAGACAAAAAAACTGAATGAAGAGCAGGAGTTACGTGGAATTATTTGTGCATTTATGGACGAAGAAATGAAGACGCTTGAAGAGCGCCAGACTGCAGATGTGGATCCTACGCCTAACAAATCTACGGGTATTAACGTGCTTGAGGAGCTTCTTAAGAAGATTGTGCCAGTTTTGGAAGATGATTTTAAGTCGATGACGACTGACCCAGAACAACGAAAGTCATTCCGCGCTCACATTGTGCAGGCTATTATTGATACCCTCACACCTGTCGAAGCCAATACCAAGGCGGGTGATAACGAGGCTGCAGCTGATGAGGCATTAGAAGAAGAAATTGACATTGAGATCACCGATGATGTAACCGGGCCCTCCGATGACGACAAATTTATTGATATCCGCACTGATTCAGAAATTTCTGCTGATACAGAACCCGAAGATCCTCGCGATAACTTCGGAATTGAGGGTGCCGATGAGACTGGCCGGAATATTGCTTATTCCACATTCAAAAAGATCGAGAGCAATATTATCGATTCATTCGAACTGCTCTCAAACCCCGAAGATCAAGAGCTATTCTATGATTACCTAATTGCCAACACAAAGCTGTATTTTGATAAGTTTGAAACTGAGCTTTCTGGCTCTGTAGAAGAGCCCACCAATCAAGCATATGATATGGCGAAAAACGACGCCGGTGGTGGGGAAGAGGCAATGATGGAAGACCTCTCGCGACCGACCGCAGACGAGATTGCACTGGGGCTTTAATCATGAAGCTCTTAATGGAAAATTGGCGCCAGTACTTGACTGAAAGCGAAAAAGCTAAGGACTACGGATACTTATATCTTTTTGAGGATGACACAGTCCGCCAAACCTCTTTCTATGATGCGCTCCATCTTTTAAACGAGAATGAGAATGCAATAGAAACATTCCTTGAAAACTGGGAACGTTCAGTCGATTACCATATCGAGCAATTAGATGAAGCGGCATTAGCCGATATGGCTAGTAACCCTGTTTTATATCTGTCTACTCAGGCGTTTATGTTCATAGACAGAATCAAAGATAAGGTTATTAAATATGCTTCGAAGCTAGCAGGAATTATTAACAAAATTAAAGGCTTCTTGGCGCGCTTTGAGGAGAAGCACCCCACTATATACAGAATTGGTACGATTGCCATAAAGGTTATAGTGGCTTTAATAGTCCTGTATGCACTCAGCCACATATTTTCGAGTTGTCTTAACGAGTCTAAAAAGACAAAAAATCTACAAGAAGGGTGTGCCGTGGATGGTACTACTTTCGATGCAGATGGAGAAATTGTTTCTAAGATTGTCGCGAATGAAGAGGAGTTACGCCAAATAGCAAAACTATCTGAAGGTGTTGAAGGATTAGAAAGAGTTTCACAAGAAATATTAGAGATGGCAAATAACCCACAGGATGTAGAGGTGGGCGTTGGCAGCTATATAGAAAGGTCAACAAGAGAAACTATCAAATACGGTGTTGAGCTTCTGCAGAAAGAAGAGGCCAGAAAATTAGCCGATGTGGCCGGCCAAGCTGCCGATAACGTCCCCGATATTGCGACTACCACCGTAACCCAGACAACCCTAAGCAATCCTCCCCTTCAAGCTATGAACGCATTAAATGGTTTAATTATGGGAGATCAAAAATCTATAGAACTCCTGCAGCAGCTACAAGACCAAATTC